TTACGTTCCGCTGCTGTCGCAGTTGGCCGCGGGTTGCCCTGCATCTTTGGGCGTCCACTGCGGTGCGTTCCTGCGTGCGCGAATCCAACGCTGGATGTCGCTCTGGTACCAGCGAGTGCCGCCACCGACCTTGTGCTTTGGTGGGAAGGTGCCCCTCTCCATCTCGCGGTAGATGTAGCTCTTCTTCATTCCGGTCTGGGCTTCAACCTGCTCGAGCTTCAGCAGGACCTCTGGGATGTTCTCAGCCGCGCCCATGGCCGACCTCCGTTGCTTCATTGGCGACCGCCGGCAGCAGCGCGGTCTGCGAATTCGAGCGTGCAGTGGTTACCAGGCTCGCGATCAGTGTCAGGTCCATGGTGGGATCATTGAAGAGGGCGAGTCCGATCTGGGCTGCAAGCCGCTGGGTCGCTGTCGCCGCTACCGGCGCCGGCGTATCGATCGTGGCGAGGGCGTATGCGCGCCAGGCGTCGCACGCGGCCTGCAGCTGCGGCGCGCCGGCAAACGTGAAGGTCAGTGCGCGGCCGCCGCCGCTGGCGGGATGCGTGCTGGTCAGCGCAGTTTCGAGCGCTGCTGCAACCGCAATGGCCGCGCGCTGCTGATTGACCAGCGCTGACCGGTCACATGCGGCGGGGATGATGTGCTCGACGTTCAAGGCAATTTCTCCTTCGTGTGCTGTTCGATCGACTTGCGCAACTGGGCAATTTCAAGGTTCCACTTGTCCCGCTCCTGCTTGCTCTCGCGCTTCAGTGCCCGCTCAAGCCGTTCAAGGGCAGGTAGGAACCAGCTGGGGTTGAACGGCTGGACTTTGATGGGGATTGGCTGCGGCGCTCGGGGCGGATTGCAATACGCCTCGGCCCAATCGAAAGGGTCATTGCAAACGACGCAGTGGGTGCGATCGGCCGACCACTTGTGGTCACGGCGGCTCGTGGAGCGCTCGCCCGGCAGCGGGTGAACGTACAGAGCCCGGACCGGTCGACCGCGCTTTCGCGCGAGATGCCACTGCTGCTCATCGATCTGGATCCAGTAAGGCGTTCCTGTGCCCAGTTCCTCAAGCTTTACTGGACGTTGATCGGCGAACAGTTGGTTGCGGAGAGCCAGGAACCACTCGGCAACGATTGCTGCAGCGATAGGATCGCCCGTCCGTGCAGCGTCGCGCATGGACCTCAGCGTGTCGCTTACGAGGGGGGCGCCCTTAATGTGGGGCGAATCGATGCTGGTGTTGGTGCTCAAGCTCCCTCCAGCAGCATCGACGGGTCGATCTTCCAGCCGGCCTCACGCGCTGCGCGCAGACGCAGTTCGTTGGCATCGAACTCGTCCAGTTGCAGGACTGAGATCGCACCTTCCACTTGGTGCGGCTGCAGCGGACGCGTGGTTCGACCGAATGCGCGCCACACGCTGAACTCCTTACAGCCCCATGCAGGAGCAAGGCTGGCAAGTTGCTTGCCGTGCTCCCGGCAATGCCGGCGGATAATGTCGCGCGCCGACACGTGGGAAGGGGCGCGGCCGCGTAGGGCTGCCCGGATGGAAGCGGCGTTGCGGCCGGGGCTCATGCGACGTCTCCAAAGGAAAGTCCAGGTTGCGCGACGCGGATGCGCGCCTCGGCGATCGCGGCATAGGCTGGGTCCAGCTCAATTCCGATGAACTGTAGGCCCTCGAGTACTGCGGCCTTGCCGGTGCTGCCGCTTCCCATGAAAGGGTCCAGCACCAGGCCACCGGCTGGCGTGACCAAGCGACATAGGTAGCGCATGAGAGCCGTCGGCTTCACAGTGGGGTGGTGGTTGCCGTTCCGCGCCTGCCAGTTGGCAGTCTCGCGATCGCGCATCGTCGCGCCGGCGGAGACGGCTGGGGCCAGCCCAGAATCGAGGCCATCGTTGCGGTCTTCGCGAGTGGCCTTGGCACAGTAGAAGAACCGGGCAGCACTACCGCTGTCCAAACGGCGTGCGCCAGGTCGCATGTTGAAGCCGACTGCTCCCTGATTGGTGCTGTTGGAACTCGCTTCGCGTCCGCGCGGAAGCGGTCCGCCCTCGTACACGTTCGAGAACCGGGTGCTTTCCCCGTCGTCACTGAGGTCGGCTTTCTGTCCCGACGCTGCAGGGAACGCCGCGAGTACTTCCCCGCTGCCATCGTGAATCAAGTTGGCCGGCCATCGACCCAGCGCCTCGGCCTTGGCTACATTGGCATTGCAGCGCTCAGCGTGGGCGGCCTTCGCCTGCTCATCCTGCATCCATGGGCGATGCCAGCCGTCTGGCCCCACCTTGGGCTCTGCGGATTGGTCACCACCACCGAGCTTGTCTGCGGTCTCGATCCGGCAAGCGTCGATGTTTAACCCGGCGGTGCCGTGTTCCTCCCAGGTTGCAGCTACAGTGCCGGACAGCGGCTTGCGAGCCACGGTTATCGGCTCGATAGCCGGTTTCAGCGCAGTTCCGCCCCAGGGCCCGTTATGCGACTTCGGGAACCCCGAGCCGTAGACCCACGCGATCATGTCGCGTATCTCGAAGCCGGCATCCTCGATGCGCACGGCCATGCGGTGCTGAGTGCGGGTGCCGGCGAAGGCCAGAAGATGGCCGCCCGGCTTCAACACACGCAGGCACTCGGCCCATATTTCGGTGCTGGGCACGTCGTAATCCCAGCGCTTGCCCATGAACGAAAGGCCGTAGGGTGGATCGGTCACGATGGCGTCGACCGAGCTCTCCGCCATGCCGCGCATCACTTCCAGGCAGTCTCCGATGTGGATCATGCGAACAGGTCCAGTTGGGCCGGCGTGATCGTCAGCCGCGGGGCCCGCGACGGCTGCGACCGCTGGGTATCGATCAGCTGCAACAACCGCAAACGATTTGCCGCGGCTAGGTCCATGCAGTGCCAGAACGGCGGATCCACCAAGCCGCCATTGCCTGGACCATGCAGGCGCACACGCCGAGCGAGTGCCAGATGCTGCCGCATGAAGATCAGCAGCCTGTGTCGGGCGAGGGGGAAGCCAGCGGCGATCATCGGAACATCTCCAGTTGCTGCGGGACGGTCGGACTACGCATTGCGTAGGGGCTGGGTTCTCGCTCGTTGAGCAGGTCCTGGGCGATATGGAAGTGGTAGCCTCGGCCGTTCATGTCGGTGATGCAGACCATCGGGAAGTAGCAGACCGCGATGGCCCCGGAGCAGAACAGGTAGTAACCGCGACCACACGGCGCGCGGCCGCCCTCGGTGCTGCTGTCCAGCATGTCGCGCGTCCAGCCGGCGGCAATGCGGACGGCTACCGCGTTCGATGCGATCTCGCATGCTTCGTCTCGGTCCATGATCCGAGAGGACACCATGCCCATGGTCCGCAGTGCGGCGGCCATGTCGCCAGCAGCGAGTGCCTGAAGCGCCTGGCCTCGGGCTTCCCACAGACGAGCGTCTTGGGGAGCGATTGAGTCGAGCTCGACCCCGGACATGCTGGCGAGCTGCCGGCCGACCTCGCGGTGGTCCATTGCAGCGGTGAGCAGCTGGTCAGCCATGGGCGGGGTCATGCCGGTCTCTCCCCCAGCTTGTATAGGAGGGAGCTTTTCCGGAGCATCCGCTTCCGTTCAACAACAAATGAGGTGCTGCAATGACGACCTACCCTGCTGGCCACTTCAACGTGTCTATAGAAACATCGGGTACTGACCCCTACGTCGCCCGAGGATTTGTGCATCCTCAGAAGTCCATGGAACCATTGCGCCAGGTCTTTGGAGAAGGAGCGACGAAAGCGGAAGCCATCGCTGCCGCACGCCAAATGGCTGACTTGGCGGCCAGCGAGATGTGGCGGGATCCTCGCTACCAACGTCACATCGACTGAGTTTCGCGCGATTGGGAACGGCGGAGTCTTCGTGCTGACGGTCGACACCGAAGCAAACTCAGCCATTGCCCGCCGCCTGGCTTTCGATCAGCGGCAGCCAGCCGACCGGCGTGCCTTTGCCTTCAGTGAAGTGGTCGCGCGTCCAACACCAGCCAGCGAACTGCCAGCCGATCCTCGCGTCATCGCACACGTTGTCGTCATTGCACACACCGATGGTCCATGCCGGTTCGACGGTGTCCTCGGTGGCATGGTCTTCGAACTGGACCAGCAGGCGAACCATGGTGTCGTCACGCGGCGCGGTGTCCATCGGACGGGGCATCAGGTCCCCGGCCTCCGCGGGCGGCCGGGGAGCCCCGAGAGCGGCAACGTGAATCGCGGCAACCACCCATGCGTGGGGCTGCCAGCGGTTGGCCTCCTCGCGCGTCTGCGGCAAATAGGCGTGTTCGTTGCTGTGGGCGAACGCCGACTCACGGGCCAGCTTGATGGCCCACGCATCCCCCTGACCACCCGGGGAGGGCTGGGCGGAAAGGTATTGCCAAGCGAGCCAAGCCTTTGCTGTGACCTCGAAGGCATAGCCACCGAGCTTGCCCCGGGCAAGCGGCAGGCGTTCCGCGCGGCCCCACGCCTCAAACCGCTCGCGCTCCGAGGTGGGCAACTGCACGCATCCGCCGTGCTTCGCGGTCGCCAGGGTAGCGGGGGTCTTGTCGGTGGTCATACGTCGATCCTCATGAAGGTGATGGCCCACACCCACGGGTTGCTCTCCCACGCGGATTCGCCGTTGATCTGATCCCACAGCTGATGGAAGGCCCATTCGGGGTGGTCACACGGACCAGGCAGCCAGCTGCCAACCTCGTTCTGCGTCAGGCCCTCGGCGGCTGCATCTGTGGCGCTGATGGCCTGCAGCCGCTCCACGCGCACGTGGGTGATCTCCAGCACCAAGCGGCAAGCCGATCGCGGCATGTGGATGCTAGGGCGCCAGCGGACAGCATCGGCTGGCGGAATACTCTCGATTCCATCTGGCACGCACGCTGGGTAGTCGGCGCGGTATACCGTCGGGCCCGGATCGAGCGTGGTCGGCTGCGCCCACGTCTCCCGCACCCACAGCCGGTCGCCGCGCCGGCCGAAGGGGCAGCGGAACCCTGTGGTCATTTCTTGGCTGCCGGCGATTCGGAACTCGCCGGCGTTTGAGAAGGGGTGAGCCTGGCTGAAGCCGGGATTGCAACCAGCACGCCAGGGGATGGACTTAATTACCCGCCGCGTCTGCGTCTTGCGGCCGGCCAAGGTGGCGCGCACCATGGCACCATTCATCAGAATCGGACGCTCAGACATGCCCTTCACCCGCGTGGTTTCCGGATGGCACCTGGATATCGACTCGCAGCTCATCGACGAGGGGAAGCCGTTCCCGTTCTGGCGTGCGGGGGTTGAGGTTTGGCGCGAAGGCGACGATGCGCCTGCGTTCCGTAACCACACGATCGCGCACCACGCCAGTCAGGACGAAGCTGAGCGCATTGCAGAGGGAATGGGGGCGGACTACGCCCGAGCACACCCGCTGGATCAGGACTGACCGATCAGCCACACCTGGCCTCCTTCGCGTTGATCAGCACCACCTGCCGGACGGCGTTGTCACTCAGGTCCCGCGCGCTGTCCGCAATTTCCTTAAACNCCTCCCGCAGGTGGTGCTGCGCACTGATCGGCATCGTGGTCAACACAGGGCCGCAGCGGCGCCGGGCTTCGGCCTGGCACTGGCTCAGCAGGTCGGGCAGCGCAGGCGCGCGCGACGCGTTGGCCTCGCCGTTCAGTGCCACGTCCAGCTGTTGCACCAGGTAGTTGTGCGCGTCCTGCTCCAACGAGAGCATGGCGTCTTGGCTGATCAGCGGCGCTGCGGCGGCCAGGCCGGCGCGGAGGGCATCGGCGTAGCCCTTCTGGGTGCCGTGGGTGGCGTAGGCAGCGCGGAACGCTTCGATCGCGCTGTCCGGAATCGGCGCACCAGCGGGTGCAAGGTTGGTGCTGGGCTGAGGCTGTTTCATCGGGAGATCTCAGGCTGCGGTGGTGGCCGGCTTCTCGGCCATGGCTGCCAGGCGTTCAAGGCGCTCGGCTTCGGTGATGTAGTAGTCGTGCCGGTCCTGTCGGACCTGTGTAGAGAAGAACGGGGCGGTCAGCGCATGCTCGGCGGCAGCACGGTTCGCTTTGGCCAAGCGGGCTGGGTCGTGGTCGAAGATGTCGAGCTGGTTCCTGTGGTCCACGGGCACCGGCCTCTGCGTCAGCCGCGACTCATTGGCGGCCAGAGCGCTGGCATGCGCTTCTGCCAAGCGGCGTAGTTGATGCGGTGTCCGGCCTTGATCGCGCGCTGTTGCACCTCTCCGAAGTGCACGCGCAGTGCGTGGAAGCGGTCAGGGTGCAGAGCCAGCGCCACCCTGTAGCGCTGCAGGCGCTGCTCGGGGGTGGGCTGGATGGTGCTGGCGATCACGGCGTCGATGCCGCCTCCCAGGAAGCGTAGGCCGGCCATCACCGCACCATCCTGTGCTGACCAGGGGCGATGCGCTCTCGGCGCTCTGCAGCTTCACGCTGCGCATGGGCAGTAGCCTGGTGCACGCGGTACGGGTGCAGACGTGGCCTCTTGGCGCGATCCAGCGCCGCGCGCTGATCCGGCGTGAGGGTCGGTGGTGGCAGCTTGATAGCTGGGGCCTTCATGACTGGCCTCCGGCGCCGAGCGTGGATATGCGCATCGCGGTGCGCAACTGGTCTCTGGCTTCGCTGATGGCACGAGCCGCGCTGCAGCGGCCGGAGCTGAAGTCTTGTCGGGCCAATGCCGCAGCGAAGCCTGCATCGGCAGGGCCATAGCCCAGCCGCACGGCCACGCGGTGCACGGCATCGACTACCGCCGCTGCTCGCATGCGCGTCAGCGGTACAGCGTGTAGTGCGCTCATGCCACACCGCCTTGGCTGATGGTGTAGCCACGGCCGCGAGTAGCGTTGATGCGATATCCGTGCTGCAGCAGCTTCTGGCGCAGACGGCAGATGGTCACTTCCACCGTGTTCGACTTCCGGCCGTTGGAGCCATACAACTGGTCTTCCAACGCCGCGCGGCTGATCGGTGTGTCGCCGGCATCGATGATCAGCTTTAGCACCTTCGATTCGGTGGGGCTGAGCGGCATGCGGAGTCCGCCAACCATCGCGGCGCGCGGCTCGGTGCGGAGGCCGGTGATCACGGGATCACCTCCACGAAAGCCAGTTCATGCATTAGGCACTGCGCCCGGGCCAGCACTGGTGACGCGCTCGGCTCTTTGCCGTCTGCGGTCGACAGGGGGACAACCGCATTGGCCCGGACGCATGCCGCCGGGGAGACTTGGTAGGACCCGCTCAGTACGTCGTCGGCCGCGTCGAGGGCCATCTGCCAGCGCGCAGGCTGGAAATTCTGGGTGAGGGCCTTGGTGATGCCGGGGGCGCAGTCCGGCACACGCTCTGCGTTGCGGAAGGCGTTGAGGCTGGTGCTGGCGATCGTGGCGCGCAGGCCCCAATCGTCCGCCGCTGCGAGCTCGTAGACGGCAAGGGCTGCGCAGATGCGCGGACTGGTGATCACCAGCCCATCCGGGGTGTCTGCGTTGGTCGCTGGCGGATTCTCGGCCGGGTTGGCCCAGGCGACCACGCCCAGGAGGATGAAGCACGCCAGTGCGGCCAGGCCGACGCGTGCGGTGCGCTTTGTGCTGAGGGTCAGGGGCATTGCTGCATCCGTTGTTGGGGACGGGTGCAGATTACCAAAAGGTAAAGCTAAAGCAATACCAAATGGTAAATATCTTTCAGTGGTCGAGAGGCGGGCCGCGTAGAGGGCTTCCGGCCGTCACCTTGTTAATATGTGAATGGCACAGGGGAACTGTGTGGGAAAAGTGGGGGAGTGATGGCGCTAGTAGCCTGTGACGAATGCGGTAGGGAGATCAGCACCAAGGCAGCGGCATGTGTTGGGTGCGGGGCCCCAATCACTGTGTCCCCGAGCCCTGAGGCCGCAGAGCGGGCGAACCTGGATGGAATAACAGCCTCGGTAGCTCCGCGCCGTTCCGAGTTCAGGGCATTCCTCTGGATCTCTCTTGTCCTGCTATCTGCCTTGGTTGGGACGCTGTTGTGGAAGTTGGCATCCAAGGCGCCTGCAGAACAGACCGAGGCGCAAGTCCAAGCGCAGAAGTCAGCAGCAGAGCAGGGGAACCTGCTCGAGGCCGTTGAGCAGTGCGATAAACGCTATGCCCATATGAATTCAGACCGGCAGTACACCGCATCAGACCTACGGGTGTACGCGCAGTTGTGCAAGCAATTGCGCGACGACTTCAAGTCTAAATCGGGNCGCGATCCGTAACGCGGCAAGCCGTAGAAACCAACTCAGTTGAAGCGGTCGATTCGGTTTCGCAGGTACACCTTGCCACCGATCGTGGCGCCCGTGGGCAGCGGGAACGCTGGATAGAGCGTTGAGTTGGCGCTGACGATGTAGACCGCATCGCCTCTGTCCTGCAGACCCTTGACCTGCTGGCCGCTCCCCGTGTTGATGAGGTAGATGCCGTCGCCATCGAACGTCTGAACGCCCGAGTCAACGAGCAAAGATTCGCCAGGCTGGATGATCGGAATCATCGAGTCACCTCGGCCGGTGACAAGAACGAGACGCCCAGGCGGCGGAACAAATCCCACGATTGACCGTATGTAGCTCGATGTGAAATCCATCGACCTGATTACCTCTGGGAAATCGTCGTTGATCCGCCCATCCCCCATTGCCGCCTCTCCATCCAATTGTTGGACGTGAACATAGCCGTAGGTTGTCGCAGTCTCTGAGACCTGTGAGACGGACGTGCGCATAGGTGCGCCGCTAAGGGGAAATGTCAGGAAGCCGGCGGGCATGCGGGCAATCTCTTCCAACGAGGCGGCCCGCTTCTCGCCGAAGGACTTGCGCTTCAGAAGGCCGGACAACTCGCCTTGATTGATCCCGGTGGAAGATGCGAATGATGCCTGGCTCCCGCCGTGATGCTCGGCAATCCATTGCTGGAGGCGCTGACGGCGGGCGGCGACGGTTGGGGTGTCATTGGTACTCATATCACCAGTTTCCGTTACCTCTTGGTAATTGACCAAACGGTGTTGCAATGTCTTTACCTTCTGGTAAAGTCATGCCCCATGGACACACTTCGCACCTACCTCAGCACCTTNGCACCGGAAGAGCAGGCGGCATTTGCCGTGAAGGCTGGAACGACGATTGGTTATCTGCGAAAGGCCCTCANCAAGAGGACCCGGTTCGACGGCGCGCTCGCCCGGCGGCTCGATGAGCAGAGTGGAGGTGTGGTCTCTCGGAGCGAGTTGCGGCCGGACATTTTTGACCCGCCCGCAACCGCTAGCAATGACCCTGACGCGAACCGGATTGTGCCGGTCGAAGGGGCCTAGATGGCTACACGTTCGCCTTCGCCGCTGCAGCACGAACTGCCCCAAGGATTTCGACACGTCGCGCACCAAAGGTCTCGAGGCCTTGGAGCGGGAACCTGCCTGCCTTGTATTCACGCTCAGCGTGATCGTGAGCTCGCTCGAGCATCTTGTCGACTTCAGAGGACAGAACGGCGGGAGTGCTCCCCCAGTTCTCGAGCATGGCGAGCATCACCGCCTCAGTGGCAGCAACGCGGCCGAACGCCAGTGCCAGATTCACTTCCGTCTGATGCAGCCGTTTCGTCAGCTGCTTGATTGCCTCTTGATCATCCATTTCTTCTAACTCCATTGAGTGGTTCGCAGAGCTTAACGCTATTAGCGCAGCGGCCCTACAAGTTTGATCTTGCATCGCCTCCCGAGGTGCGTAAATGAAGCCTGATCCTCAGTACCACGAACCGCGGTCCGCAGTGGTGTTCCGCCACACGACCGACGCCATCCGCAACAGCGGTCACACCGATAGCAGCCTGGCCCAGGCGATCGCCGAGCAGTACATGGTGGACGTCGCACCTGGTGAGCGCATCCTGCAGTTCCACATAGGCGACGATGCGGACAGCACCGAGCGCGCGCTGAAGGCCAACGCCCAAATTGTGGGCCGAATCCGCAACGGCACGGTAAAGATGCCGGTGGACCTAGAGGAATCGTGGGTCCGCGCGCTGCCGCCGCAGTGGCGTGACGCGTGTTCCCGTGAACTGGCGCAGCGCTACGGCTTCCTCGGTGCCCGCATTCCCATGATGGAACCGCATGCCGGCGTGTTGGCTGTAGCCCGCCTGTCGGTGGAGTTCGGCCACACCTTGGAGGCGATCACCAATGTCTTGGCCGACGGCCGCATCTGTCCGAAGGACATCCCAGAGCTGCGGCGCGCGCTGGACGAGATCGGGCAGTTGGAGGCCGAGCTGGTTACGGCCAAGCGCTACGTCTCGGGTCACCTGCAGGATCTTGAGCCGCGTGCAGTGCACGGAGTTCAACGATGACGCCCGCCGCGATGGTCAGCTGGGCAATCGCAGTTGTCGGCGAATTCGACAGAGCAGGTCGCCGCGTTCCTGAAAGCGTGGTGCCGCTGCTGCCCATGGTCGACGTGGTCCTCTGGGCCAAAGATCAGCCGCAGCCACTGAGTGTGGACGCGCTGCAGGAGCAGTTCTGCCTATCCAGGGCAACCGCCTATCGATGGCGGGTTGCGTTGAACGACCTGCATGACCCTGAGGCAGCGCGCCGCAGGCTGCCAAGACTGCGGCAGCTGAGCATGGCACTGGCCCGTGAGATGCCTGTACCCACCCAGACAGGGCCGGCGCAATGAACATCGTCCCGACCCTTGGGCTGCGCTGCGGCGAATGGCAGGCGGCGTTGCAGGCAGGCCGTGAGCCAGCAGTGATCCCAGCGGAACCCGTACCACCGGTCCCGCGCCGATGCGCACCGCAGCACGCCCTCAGCGGCTACAACACCACCAGGATCGTCATGGAGTTCATGCGCTGGGCGGTTGAGCGCGATCAGTTCCCGACTGTGGAGGCGATTGTCCGGCGGTTCGAAGTGAGCCGCGCAACCGCATACCGCTGGCGCAACTACCTGGGCGAGACCTACTGCTTGGAGACCCTGCCACCGAACGAGCATGAGATTGCCCGTATCGGCAAACCAGGTGCGAAGGCTCGCGGGAAGCAAGCTGGCGGGCCGGGCCGATGATCTACTTCGAGATGTTCCCCGGCGACTACCTCAAGGACACGACACGGCTGTGTCTGACAGACCATGGCGTCTACTTCAAACTGATGCTTGCCTACTACTCGGAAGAGCAGGCGCTGCCGGAGAGCCTGGCCGAGCTGTACGTCATCGCCGGCGCGATCACCTCTGCTGACAAGGCAGCGGTCAAGAAGGTCGCCGACCGCTACTTCCCCGTGGCAGAGGACGGCCTGCGCCATAGCAGGCGCTGTGACGAACAGATCGCCAAAGCACAGGGCCGCATAGCTGAAGGGCAGGGCCGCCGGGAAGATCGGAAGGCCGCCGAGGCGGAGCGGCAGGCGCGCACGCGCGCGCGGCGCACGATGTTGTACGAGGACCTCCGCAACGTGGGAGTCGTACCCAGCGGCATGGCCACCATGGCGGAACTGAAGGCGTTGCACGTCGCGCACGTGACGGGCGACGAGGGCGTGACCTTGGACCAGTTGTCACGCGTGACATGTCACGGAGAGTCACGCGTTACAGGTGGTGTGAACACAGGTGTGAACACGGGTACCCAGACCCCAGGCCCCACTTCTTCTACTCCAGATACATCACAGCACGCTCAAGGATCTCTGAGCGGTGTGAGCGATGCGGGGCGGGCGTGCCTGCTGATGCGGAAGGCTGGTTGCCATTCGTCCAACCCCAGCCATCCCGACCTTCTGGCCGCTCTGGCCGAGGGCGTGACCCCGGAGACGCTGGGTCACACGGTTGCTGAAGGTCTGGCGCGATCGCCACCGATTACGAACCCGTTCCCCTGGGCAATCAGAACCGCCCGCAACCGACACGCCGCCGGCGCAACGCCGACGAACACCACCAACACCGGAGGCCCCAATGCAAACCCTCAGATCGGTTCTGCCGACCACGTCGCAGAGCAGCGGCGCAAATTCGAACAGCGCACGGCAGTTGGCGGCCTTGGCGGAACAGGCGGAGACGTCATCGATGCAGAGTTCGAATACGTCCAACACTGACCCGGACCAGCGCGCGGTGAGCGCCCTGTGGACGCTGTGGGAGCGCATGGCCGGCATGTTCCCCGGTAAGTGGGTGCGCGAGAACGGTTCTGCTCCGGTGAACAACGCAGGCGGCCTGACCACCGCCGGTGAATTGTGGTTCCAGGTGATGGCCGGCATCACCCCACGGCAGGTCGCGGACGGCTTGGCCAACTGCCTGCGCAGCGCGCTGCAGTGGCCGCCGAACCCGGGTCAGTTCCGTTCCATGTGCCTCGGCGTTCCGGCCCTCGCCGAGGTCGACGGCCAGATGCGGCCGGGCCAGGCCCACAGCGGTTTCACCGTGCTGGTGCGGTCTAAGCTGGATCTGCACGCCTATGCCACGGCTGAAAGCGGAGCGCTGCAGCAGCGCATGCTGGCCAATGCCTACGAGCGGGCGGTGAAGCACGTCATGGACGGCGGGGCCGTGCCTGCGCCGGCAGCGGCGCTGCCAGCGCCGAAGCCCGAGCCGCAGGTGGTGCGCGATCGCGATGCCGCGCGCAGTGCCATGGCGCTTGCCGCTGCTGAGCTGGGCTTCGGAGGCGCGCATGGAGCTGGCTGAAATCCGTGCCTACCAGCGGCAGCTGATTCTGTTCTGCCTTGGAATCCACGGCGACAGCACCGCGGCTGAAGCACTGGAACTGATGGGCAACGCTGTGCTGGAAGTGGGCGCGCCGCGAGAGGCCATGCTGCTGACCACCGCCGCCGCCGCCGGCCTGCTGCGCGAACTGGACCGTGACGGCCTGGTGCGCCGTTGCGAGAACCGCGACAGTGGCCGAGATGGCAGGCCCGTGGCCACGTGGGCCGTCACCGACTCCGGCCGCGTGGACACTTTGCCGCTCCCGCCCTCGGGACAGCAGCAGTTGGCCATGCCGCAGTTGGCCCCGGCACCGGCGCACCGCACGCGCGGCGGACTGTCGCTTGACCAGCTGATGGGGCTGCTCAACATCGAGTTCGACTGCATGCTCGAGCAGATGGACCGGGAACACCAGGCAGCGCAGCAGCGCGCCCGGCAGGAGTTCGACGCGTTCCGCCAGCGTGCGATGCGCGTATGGGGTGCTTCGGAGGCGTCGGTCTGATGCCGCCGAAGAAGTCGTCCCGCCGCTCGCTGCGCTACGCCACCACCCAGGATATGCCTGCGGGCATGCGTCGCCTGGTCGAGGCCAACACGGCAGCGGCAGCGCCGCCGCAGGCCACCACCCGCGCCTATCGGCCGGCGGCAGCCGCTCAGCCATCTGGCAGCGGCGATGCCAGCGGCAAGGTGGCACGCGGCCGCCCACGCCATGTGCCTGGCGAGATGAACAAAACAGAAGAGGCCTACGCCGCCCACCTGGCGCTGCAGCTGGCCGCTGGCGCGATCGCATGGTTCCGCTTCGAGTCCGTGAAGCTGAAGTTGGCCGAGAAGACCCATCTGACCATCGATTTCTTCGTGATGACGGCGGCCGGCGAACTGGAGGCCCACGAGGTCAAGGGCTATTGGGAAGAAGACGCCCGAGTGAAGGTGAAGGTTGCCGCTGCGATGTACCCATTCCGATTCCTGGCAGTCCAGCGCGCCGACGGCGGCGGCTGGAAAACGGAGGTGTTCTCTTGAACGCGATGATGATTGGCGGTGCCACCGTGCGCCGCGACGACGTGGGCAGGTTCTGCCTGAATGATCTGCACCAGGCAGCCGGCGGCGCCAAGCGGCACCAGCCGAGCGACTGGCAGCGCCTGAAGCAAACCGAGGAACTGGTGGCAGAACTGGTCAATTCCGGGGAATCCCGGGTTTACCCGGTGCACTCGGTGGCCGGGCGCTACGGCGGGAGCTACGTGGTGCGCGAGCTTGTCTACGCCTACGCCATGTGGATCAGCCCCAGCTTTAGCCTGCAGGTGATTCGCGCCTATGACGCGCTGACGGCCGGGTCGCCCGCGCCTGACCCGATGCAGGCACTGACCGACCCGGCGACGCTGCGCGCGCTGCTGCTGTCCTACAGCGAGAAGGCAGAGATCCTCGAGGCGCGCGTGCAGTACCAGGAACCACAGGTCCGCGCGCTGCTGCGCCTGACCCATGCCGACGGCGCATTCAACATCACCACCGCGGCCAAGATGCTGCAGGTCCAGCCGCGGCAGCTGTTCGCCTGGCTGTCCGAGCATGGCTGGATCTACCGCCGCGCCGGCAGCAGGAACTGGCTGGCCTACCAGAACCGCCTGCAGCAGGGCGTCCTAGCGCACAAGGCTTGCGTGCAGCGGACGGAGGGCGACGAGGAACGCGTGCACGAGCAGGTGCTGGTGACGGCCAAGGGTCTGTCGCGCCTGGCCGAGAGCATCGACCGCGGGCAGATGACCTGGGCACAGGCCGATGCGGCGACCGGGCTGCAGCTGGCGGCTGAGGTGAATTCATGAGCTTGCAACGTGGGCCGATGCGAGGGATGGGGATTTCGAAGCCACACATCACCTTCAGCCGCTACTTTGATGGCTCGCAGATGGTGAGGGTTGACTACTGGCCGCTCTGGCCTGCCGACAAGGGATGGTCTCATGCCGCTGGGGAGGATCTTGTTGAAGCATGGGACGCACACATGCTGCGATACGAAGACGACGATGCGGAGGTGCCGTGATGGGCGTTTCGATCATCAGACAGCGGGGAGTTGCACGGGTAAGGCCGGGCACCGCCATGGAAGAGCAGTTGCAGCTGAAGAGAATTGGCCGCGTGCACCGCGACGGCCAGACCGAGCCGGTCATGGCGTACTTCCTGTTGTCCGACAGCGGCAGCGACCCGATCGTGTCGGACGTGCTCGGGGTCAAGCGCGAGCAGATCGAGGGCGTGCGCAGCCCGGGGGAACACTTGGTGGAGCGTCTGGACGTAGGCGAGAACCAGCTGCGCGCGCTGGNCCAGCAGTTCCTTCAACAGCAGGGCGCGGCCCAGGAAACAACCAACGTTACAACCATGGAGACCTCCCGATGATTCTCAAATTCCTCAGCCTGGACGAGGCAACCCACCAGCTGTACCTGGAAGGAAAGGATGGCCCCATCAGGTGCCAGGTCGACGGCAGCGTGTGGGAGGTCTGGCAGGACGGCCGGTCCCGCTGGGTCAGCAACTGCGAGGTGGCCTGATGTCGGCAGTGGCCGTGCCCGCGGTGGACCTGACGCCGTGTGGTAACTGCGGCAGCGACGACGTGCGCATGCGCGCGCGGGGNAGTGCCGGCAGCCGCCGCACTGCGCAGGTGGTGTGCGCGCGCTGCAGTGCCCATGGTGAGCTGTGCGTAGGCGCTGATGCAGAAGATCATGCGGCCCATGCATGGGGGCACAAGCCCCACGTGCTTCCAGCGCCGCCGGCGGCCAGGGTGGTGCATGGCCGGGTGCCGGCGCCGGTGCCGGAGCCAACCCTGGTGCGTGACCCGCTCGAGCTGATCGCCCGTATGCTGGTCGGTGGTAGCTTCCGGGAGCCATCGGACGGCCGGTCGACCACGCCACCCCTGACTGCGGCAGATATCGCCGGCGCGGTCGGCATGATGCGCGACTCAGTCGCCAAGCAGGCCGTGCTGGCGGTGGCGCTGCGCGGGCAGGGGGTGTCCCTGTCGTCGCTGGGGCGCTCTCTGGCCAGGGGGGTGATGCGGCAGATCCAATGGCAGCGACGCAGCGGCGCAAAGCCTGCGCTGCGAATGGATGACCCGGCCGACCGCTGGCGAATGAGGCTGGTGCTGCAGGACGCGGTGAACGACCTGGTGTGGCCCGAAGGGAAGGTCGCCGCACAGGATGCTGCCAAGGCGGCAAAGATGCGGAAGGGGGACTACCTGCGCGTGTACGGGATCGCTACCGCAACGCTGCGACAGGCGCTGGAAGCTGGCCGGAGTGACTTCAGTGCGCGAGTATTCAACTGACTCACTCCAAATGGTTGATATTTCGGATATTGTCAGCCTATAAAGCTTCTGCTTGACTCTGTAACTTCTGTGAAGCCTTGCAGCCCTCTTGAAGTAGCGCCGTAAAGCCTTTGATCAAGGAATGTTCGATGATCTCGAATTTGGAGCGGTACAAGAAAGACTTGGATGCGCTGATCGCAACGGGAGATGCCCTCTACAATGGCATTCAACGACTTGCGTATCGCAGTGAATTCGACAAGGAAGTCAAAAAGAAATTTGGGGAGGGAGCTGAAGAGTTCCTTAAAGGTGTGCCGGATTTTAGATCGGAGTATCAGGCTTGGTATTCGGAGGCGTTAAGTCTAATCAGGCAGTTGCTCCCTGATCGGTTGGCCGACTTCGTACGCCACTATGAAAAGCCAAAGGTCCGAAAATCAATTGGCTTTGAAAGCTATCGTATTGAAGATGGGCTCCAAGGGCTTGAAGTCACACGGGGGCATGAAAAGATAGTCGGTGTTGATGCGGCAATACCGCACTTTCAACAACAGTTGGCCATCCTCAAGTCGGTTAAGCCAAGATTCGAAAGCTCTCTCTTCGATTTGAGTCAACTTGTTCAAGCTGATTTGTTTGATTCTGAGTTGGATGCAGCTGGGGCACTACTAAAGCAGCGGTTCACTCGGGCTGCAGGGGCAATGGCTGGTGTTGTTCTTGAACGCCATTTGGCTCAGGTATGCTCAAACCACGCTATCAAGGTGGCAAAGAAGAACCCGGGCATATCTGACCTGAACGAGCTTCTGAAGAGTGCAGAGGTGATAGACGTACCTCAGTGGAGGTTTATCCAGCATCTGGGCGATGTTAGAAATCTCTGCGACCACAGCAAGGCGGTGGAGCCCACGGTGGAACAGGTTGCTGATCTTGTTGCCGGAGTGAAGAAAGTCACGAAGACAATTTTTTAGGTGTACGGATTGGTTTGCGTTTTTAAGAACAAACCGTACAAGTTTCGCGGTAACTCGACGCAACATCGTTCACAAATATTACCGCAGTCGCAGCGAACCTTACCGCATTCGCCCGACTGCGGTAAGGAACCTTACCGCAGTTGCAGTGGGAACCAGACTTAGGCCAAAGTAGCTACCGTGGGCGAGGTTCCAACAAACCCGCACTCAACGGCCGCAGGCCTGGACTCGGGAGGTCCAGTGACCTGCGGTTCGTCGTTTCTGGGGTGCCATGCCCAACCTCAAACAGAGCGACGCCCCGATGCCTGCCAGCACCGGGGCGCCGCCGCAGCACACGCGTTTCAGCCGCGTGCCATTGGCCTAAGCCCTGCCGCCCTCCGGAGAGCGCGAGCAGTTTGCTTAACGAATGTCGCAACAGCTGAGACTTGAACACAAAGACCCTATTCCCTTGGCCGGGCGGTAAAACGCGCCTGGTGAAACACCTGCTACCCCTGATCAACCAGCGGGACCACACCTGCTACGTCGAAGCCTTCGCGGGCAGTGCTGCGATGCTGTTCGAACGCTCGCCGGCGAAGATCGAGGTGCTCAACGACACGCATGGCGAACTTGTACGGCTGTACCGTGTTGTGGCGAACCACCTGGACGAATTCGTTCGGCACTTCCGCTGGTCTCTGACCAGTCGTGAGATGTACCGGTGGGCACAGCTGCAGCACGTCGACACGCTGACCGACATCCAACGCGCAGCCCGGTTCTACTACCTACAGAAGCTCAGCTTTGGCGGGAAGGTGGAAGGGCAAACGCTCGGGGTGGGGCCCACCGGCACGAAGCGGATCAACCTGCTCCGGTTGGAACAGGACCTGAGCGATGCCCATCTGCGGCTGCATGGAGTGGTGATCGAGCAGTTGACCTGGCAGCGGTGCATTGAAAAGTACGACCGGCCCGAGACGCTCTTCTTTCTTGATCCGCCGTACTGGCAGACCACAGGCTATGGCCAGGCATTCCCGCTGCAAGAGTATGAGCAGCTGGCCGCCGTCATGGGCGCGTTGAAGGGTAGGGCGATCCTCACGATCAACGACCACCCTCAGATGCGCGCGTTGTTCGATCGATTCCATCGCGTCAGCGTGCCTATTCGATACACAGTCGGCGGCGGTGCTGGGGTAGCACGCACTGAACTGATCTACACCACGTAGCTGGGCCACGGCCCAGCGTTCTCTATGCCCGTTCCCAGACCGGATCAACCCTCGCGCCTAGCCGGCAGCGGGACGGGCCCCTTTCAGCAGGAATCTCCGATGGCCAAGATCACCGCTCAACAGGCAGGCGGTACCAACGTCGTTGCCTTCCTGGACATGCTGGCGTGGTCGGAGGGCACCAGCACCAGCCCCGCAACGAAGAATCAGGGTTACGACGTGATCGTGACTGGTGCCGATCGTGTGCCGGAGATCTTCAACGACTACTCGGTGCACCCGTTCTCCCGGGGGCGGAAATCCAAGGCCATCAACCGCAAGGGCCTGACTTCCAACGCATCTGGTCGCTACCAGTTCATGCTGAAGGACTATGCCCACTACCGCGCTCTGTTGAAGCTGCCGGACTTCGGGCCGCTGTCGCAGGATCTCTGGGCCATCCAGTTGATCCGCGAGCGCCGCGCACTTCCGTTGATCCAGGCTGGGCGCATCACCGATGCAATTCAGGCCGTGCGCAACATCTGGGCGAGCCTGCCGGGTGCTGGCTACGGACAGCCGGAACACGCCGTCGAGAAGTTGCTGGCTGCATACAGCAAGGCTGGCGGGGCAGTCGCGCCGTGACCGAGCCCGTGAGCACCTTCAAGATCGTCGTCGGGACGTTCACCGCCGCCGTTGTGGCACCGGCAACCGCAGACGCACTACGTGAGGCAGAGCGAATCATCCTCGGCGTTCCGCAGTCAGTACTGCTGCTTGCATTGGCCGGCGCGCTGATCGGTGTGCTGATCCTTCCGGACAAGGACGCTGGGCGGGTGGCGGCAGACGCCAATAGGCTCCGCCGGCATCGGCTGTTGCAAACGGCAGCTCGCTGGGCCGCGCTGGCCGTTGCGGTCGCAGCGTACGCAGTTCTTGCAGCCTGGGTGGTGGCCATCGCGGCATGGATCTGGCCCCAGCTCGCCGGTGCACCGCAGCTGCCGCTGGCGGGCATCTCCGGCGTTCTGATCCGCCGGCTGCTGCCCGGCTACGTGCGCATGGTGGAGAAAGCCACCGGCGCCATCGGAGGCGATAAGCCATGAGCGTACTGATTCGATTCCTTCGTGCCGCGTGGAGCTTGTTCATTGGCGCGGCCGCCGACGCACTGCAGTGGCTGAGCAAGCCCGGCAGCAAGATCAAGGTGGTATGCGCGGTGCTGGCCTTCGGTTGCGCGGTGTCAGGGCTGACTGCCTACGAGAAAGAGCAGAAGATCCGCGACCTGAGCGCCCAGGTGATCAAGGTCCGAGCCGACTGGGACGCAGATGCGGCTCGACTGCAGGCCGACGTGGACACCCGCGATCAGCGCCTGGCCGAGGTCGCCACCGCGCTGAGGGCAGAGGCCGAGAAGTTGGAAGCCCTGAAGGCAGAGAGCGCGGCGGCACTGCAGGCACTCGCCGGCAAGATTGAGGCGTCCGAGAAGGAAGCATCCAACTGGCGCGGCCGCTATGAGCAGCGGCCCGACACCTGCAAGGCGGCGCTGGAGCTGCTTGATTCCGCCTGCCCAGCATTGAAGGGGTACTGACATGCGCGTCATCGTGGTTGTCACAGTTGCGCTACTGGCTGCATGCCAAGTCGCGCCTACCAAGCCGAATCCGCCTGCGCCTGCCTTGATCAAGGTTCCGGTGGCTACCTATGTCCCCATTGATGCCGCCCTGACCAAGCGCTGTAGCTGGGTGCGGGACGGTAAGCCCGCGGCGGTGTTCGATGTGAGCAATGGCCGCAAGCGCTGCCTGGTGCAGTACGAGGCGCAGTTCGATGCGATCAACCAGGTGCAGGGCAAGCCGGCTGCGGAGACGGGGAGCTGAACCCGTGGAGATTCATGCGGGCATGGTGTTTCACGGGTCACGTTCCACGAACGAGGGGGCCCCTGGGGTTATCCACAGCAACCGGGGGGGATTCGGACCCCGGTAAAAGACAGTATTTCGGCCTCTAGGGTGCTCCACCACAGGCCACACTTTTGGCGGTTTTTGCCGGGAGAAACCGCGTTTTCAGGCCTGAATAGGCTGCGCATCGGGTAGAACATGGCTGACATCCACGAATTCACCAAAGGCTGGTCCGTGGCCAGGCTGGCGGATGAGTTCGGGATGGACCGCCGAACGGCCAGCAAGCGTCTAAAGGAGGCCGGCGTTCCGCCGCTGACCAAGCGGGCAGGGCACGACGTCTACCGGCTGGCCGATGCAGCCCCCGCGCTGGTCAATCCGGGTGCTGCAGCATTCGGTGCTGAGGGAGTTGTCGACCCGCGTGATCTACCTCCGATGGAGCGGCGCGCCTATTACCAGTCGGAGAACGAACGCCTGAAGGTCGAATCGACCATCGGGCAGCTCGTGCCGGCCGCTGAGGTCGAGGCGGATTACGCCGAGCTGGTCAAGAAGGTCGTGCAGTTCTTCGACACGCTCCCAGATGTGCTCGAGCGAAAGGCCGGGCTCACGCCGGAGCAGGTGGTCAAGGTCCAGGACGAGTGCGATCGCGTCCGGCAATCCATGTACGAGGGCATCACCGATGACGACGTACGCGACAGCGCGTAGCGTGCGCCAAGGCGTTGCCGAGATGATCAGGCCGCCGCGTCGCATCAGAGTGAGCGAGGGTGCGCGGGTGCTGCAGGTGGCCAATGCCGCCGGCGCCGCTGGCGCCTGGGATCCGGATACCACGCCCTACATGGTCGAGCCGTTGGACACCACCGGCAGCCGCCACTACGAGGCTGTGGTGTTCGTAGGGCCGGCGCGGTCGGGCAAGACTATCTCGCTGATCGATGCGCGCCTGGCGTACCTGATTACGTGCAACCCGGCCGACGCCATGGTTGTGCAGATGTCCAAGGATGCAGCTGAGGACTACAGCAAGACCCGTATCGCCCGCAGCATCGCTGCCAGCCCAGAACTGCGGTCACGGCTGAGCCCGCGTGCCCACGACGACAACATCCTGCTCAAGTTCTTCCGGTCGGGAATGTCGCTGCGCATGGGCTGGCCGTCGGTCTCGGTTCTTTCAGGCAAGGACATCCACGACGTCCTGATGACGGACGTGGACAACTACACCGGCGACCTGACGATCGATGAGTGCTTCGGCCTGGGCCTGAAGCGTACGCAGACGTACATGTCGGCCGGCATGGTGGTCGCCGAGTCGAGCCCGGCAAACGATTACGCCGACGGTGCCTGGAAGCCGTTGAACCCGCACCAGGGTCCACCAGCAGCGGGCATCGCCGCGCTGTATGCGCGCGGTGACAGGCGCCGCTGGTACTGGCCCTGTCCGGAGTGCGGCGAGCGGTTTCAGGCAGCGCCAGGCTACGACGGATTCGCGCTGCCGCCGATGGAGGAACTGCTCGAACGGGTCGTGCTGGACGACGTGCAGAAGATGGCGCGGCACTACTCGCTGCTGCACTGCCCGCACTGCGGTGTGGGGCTGCAGCACCGGTGGAAAGATGGGATGAACCGCGGCGGCGTATGGGCTGCAGAGGGCCAAGTCGTGCACGCCGACGGCACGGTCACTGGTGAACGGCCGGAGGCACGCATCGCCAGCTACTGGCTCGGCGGNGTCGCAGCGTCCTACCAGTCATGGGAATCGCTGATCGAGCGCTATCTCCAGGCGCTGAGGACCTTCGCCACCACCGGTGAAGAGCGCCCGCTTAAGACCACGCACAACGTGGACGGGGCGATCAACTACGTGCCGATGGCGGCGCGGTCGGCCAGCGATCCGAACGAGATGCAGGAGCGCGCCGAGGTTTGGCCTGCTGGCGCGGTGCCCGCTGGCGTACGTTTCCTCCTGGCTGAGGTCGACGTCCAGGCCAACCGCTTCGTCGTGCTGGTGCTGGGATTCGGTATCGGCGAATCCGGGCAGCTGGAGCGCTGGGTGGTGGATTCCTTCACCTTGCGCACGTCCAAGCGCGAGGATGGCTCGGGCGGCTTCCTGCCGCTGGACCCACCGAAGTACCTGGAAGACTGGGAACGCCTGGTCGAGAAGGTCATCTGCCGTCGCTACCCGCTGGACGACGCCACCGGCCGCAGCATGCCGGTACACGCCGTGGGCATCGACTGGGGCGGCAAGTCGGGCACCTCGGTGCGCGCGCTGGAGTTCTGGCGTTCGCTCAGGGCCCGGAAGCTGCACGCCAGGGTCAGGCTGATCAAGGGCGATGCGCGCCGCGAGGGCGGTCTGTTCCGTGAGACCTTCCCCGACAGCAGCAAGCGCCGGGACCGCAAATCAGGGTCGAAGGGCGATGTGCCACAGCTGCTGCTCAACGTAGACAGGCTGAAAGACACCGTCGACGCCAACGTGAAGCGGGCTGAGCCCGGCCCGGGCTACTACCACTTTCCCGACTGGCTGCCAGAAGCGTTCTACGCCGAGCTGACAGCCGAATCGCGGACGGCAAGGGGCTGGGAGAACTTGGCCAAGCGTCGCAATGAGGCGTTCGACCTCTGCGGATATGCAGAGGGCATGGCGCTGTGGCTGAAGGTTCCGGCCATCAATTGGACCGCGCCGCCGGCATGGGCCGCGCCGTGGGACGACAACCCAGACGTGAGGGCAGACGACGTAGCGCCGGCGCCAACGCCGCGCACGCGCACCCGCCGCGTCATACGAAGCAAGTACCTGGGACGCTGAAATGGCATTCACCACCAAGCAAGTCGAACAACTGGAGGCCGCGATTGCGGCCGGCGTGCTGAGCGTCCGATATGCCGACCGCACCGTGACCTACCAGAGCCTGGTGGAGATGCGCCGCCTGCTGAAGCAGATGCGCGATGAGCTGGGCCAGGCCGCAGGTGCACCGCGGCGCCGCCGCATCGTGCGCCTCTACCAATCGGGGACCGGCAATGTCTGATATCTCCGAGAGCAGCTACCGCGCTGCCGGCAACGGCCGACGCCTACGCACCTTCCGGCCGACCTCGCTCGGTCCCAATGCTGCGTTGATTGGCCTGCCCACACTGCTGGCCAGGGCACGGCACCTGGCCCGCAATGACCCTTGGATGGTCAGCGCGCTGAATAAGAGCGTGTCCAATGGCATCGCCACCGGCATCCAGGCAAAACCGATCTGGGGAACGAAGGACCACAAGAAGAAGCTCACCAAACTGTGGACCCGCTGGGGCAAGTACGCTGATGCCGATGGCGTGCTGGTGTGGGAAGGCCTGCAGGCGCTGGCCTGGCGCGAGTGGAAGGAGGCGGGCGAGGTATTCGCACGCATCCGGTACCGGCGGCCGGAGGACGGCCTGCCTGTGCCGCTGCAGGTGCAGCTGATCGAATCGGAGCAGTGCCCGCAGCACTACAACGGCGTAGCCAGCAACGGCAACGTGATCCGGCAGGGCATCGAGGTCGATAGCATCGGTCGCCGCGTGGCCTACTGGATGTACCGGGAGCACCCCGGCGACCTTCAGCTGTCCGTCAACGGTAACGAGCTGGTGCGCGTGCCGGCGGAGCAGGTGCTGCACCTGTACCGGCCGAACCGTGCGGGTGCGATGCGGGGCGTGCCGGGGGCGGCGCCGGCCCTGCTGCGCATGTTCAACCTGGACCGCCTCGATGACGCGGTGCTGGAGCGCCAGGCACTGGCCAACCTGTTCGCAGGCTTCATCACCACCGACGCCAACGCCGATGGGGAAGAGGGCGATGCCATCAGCGATCTGATCACCGGCGAGGATGCCGACGGCACGGCCATCGGCGGGCTCGAGCCGGGCACGATGCAGGAGCTGCCGCCCGGCCGCAAGATCACGTTCGCCGAGCCGCCCAGCGCCGGCTCTGACTATGCCGAGTTCCTGCGCGGGCACCTGCTTGCGATCTGCGCCAGCCAGGACGTTCCCTATGAAGTGCTGACCGGTGACCTGCGCAACGTCTCCGACCGCGCGCTGCGCCTGATCCTCAACGAGTTCCGGCGGGTGATCGAGCAGGACCAGTGGCTCTTCATGATCCCAATGTTCTGCCAGCGGGTGCGTGACGCCTTCATTGACCAGGCGGTGCTGTCGGGTCTGCTGAAGGTGCCCCGCTATGCGGCCTTGCGCGACGACGTGACCGAAACCCTGTGGGTGCCCGAGGGCTGGCCCTGGAGCCACCCGGTCCAGGACGTGACCTCCGAGCTCAAGGCAGTGCGGGCGGGCTTCAAGTCGCGCAGCAAGGTGGTGCTGAGCGCTGGCGAAGATCCGGAACAGGTCGATGCAGAGCAGGCGCAAGACAACAGGCGCGCAGACGCGGCCGGGCTTCGCTACGACAGCGATCCGAGGCGAACGAACGCCTCCGGTGCCCGGCAGGACGACGAACCCGGCGCCCCTGGCGCCAACGACGATGAAAGGAATGACGATGACGAGTAAGCCTGGCCTGTTGGCCCGAATGCTGGGTCGCGGCAGCCGTGCGCCTGTGGTGGCCTCGCTCGCTGCCGCGGTCCTCAATCAGCCCCTGCTGGTGCAGCCGGCCATCGGTGAAGCGCTGGTAGGCGGCTATCTGGAAGGGAAGGTCACCAGCGACGACAGCGTGCTGAAGGCCGACCGCTTCGAAGTGTCGGCATCCGGCGGGGAGACGGTTGGAATCACCCAGAACCTGATCGGTGTGATCAACGTGTCCGGTGCAATGGTGAACCGGCCGATGCCCGGCGCCAGTGGCCCCGGGCCGGTGAGCTACGCGGCGGTGCGTGACACCTTCGATGAGCTGCTCAACGACGATGCGGTGACGTCCATCATCCTGCGGCTGGATTCGCCGGGTGGTATGGCGTCGGGCTGCTTCGACCTGGTCGACCACATCTTCGACGCGCGTGGCCGAAAGCCTTTGTATGCGTTGGTCGATGACCAAGCGTACTCGGCCTGCTTCGCCCTCGCTTCGGCGTGCGATGAGATCTGGATCAGCCGCACTGGCGGCGTCGGGTCGGTGGGCGTTGTGCGCTTCCACCAGGACTGGAGCGGTAACAACGCCCAGATCGGCCTGAAGGTCACCCCGCTGTTCGCCGGCGCCCGCAAGGTCGACTTCAACCCGAACTTCCCGCTCAGCGAGGAGGCGCATGCCGAGGCAATGGCCGATCTGGAAGACATGCGCACGATGTTCGTGGACACCGTGGCGCGGAATCTCGGCATGGAGGCGGACGCCGTGCGCGCCACCGAGGCGGCCTGCTACCGTGGCCAGTCCGCCGTGGCAGTGGGCTTCGCGACCCGGATCGGTACTTGGCACGACCTGATCGCGCACCTCGGTGCTGCCGAAGCCGCACCGCCGCCCGCGCCGGGCAACCCCGACTCTGACGATGAGCCGGAGGCAGCGGTAGTGCCCCCGGCGCCCGAGGCCGCACGAGCACCGCCCGCAGCCGTCGTGGAGAACCCGGCAGCAGCGCTGGCAGCAGCAGTCGCAGCCAGTGAACTGCCGCCAGCGCTCGCAGTCGCCCTCCTGCGCCGCCCACCGCAGGAGGCCGAACCGGCTGCCAGCGCCGTTGAGTACGCGACCGCCGTGCAGGACGCCTGCGCTGCGGCGCTGCGTGGCGATGACACCCTCGCAGCCAGCTTCATCGAGAAGAACACCGACCTCGACACGGTGCGTGCACAGCTGCTGTCGATGAAGGCGGAGGAAGGCCGCAGCACGCAGGTCGTCACCGCACACCCGGCTTCCATGGCCGATCAACGCGCCGCCGACAACAAGGCGAAGCTGAATCCCAATCACATCTACAAGCAACGAGGTAACTGACGATGGAAATCTCCCTGGCCGGCAACCGTACCGGCGAATTCCTGCTGTCCGAAGCGGGCGGCGAGCGCAGCCGCGAACTGATCCGTCTGCCGGCCGGGCAAGGCGTGCTGTCCGCTGGCACCCTGCTCAAGGCAGACAACACCGTCGCTGCCAACGGCACCGACGCAGTGAAGGTGCTGTACGGCCCGGTCGACACTGGTACCGAATCTGCGGCGCTGGCCGTCAAGGGCGCGGCGATCGCGCGCGACGCCGAAGTGTTCGGCGAAAAGTTGGTGTGGGCCAGCGGCGTCACCGCCGATCAGAAGCTCCTGGCCGCGTTGAGCCTGGCCGAGTCCGGCATCATCNCCCGCTGGACCCAGCAGCCGATTGCGTCGAACGCCGCCGATCACCTGGTGTTCGTGTCCGCACCACTGACCGGCACCGCCGGTGTTGCGCTGGGACCAATCGTGGCGCACGTCAAGGACGTATTCGGCGCCTTGGTCACCGGCAGCACCGTCAGCGCCACCCTGGCCAAGGCCAGCGGCACCGGCAACCTCGCAGGCGGTGGTGCGAAGGCAGCCGTGGGCGGCGTCATCACCTGGGATGCCGCGACGCTGAGCGCCGCCGGTGACTACACCCTCAAGGTGACCGCCACCGACCTGGACGAAGCCATCAGCGACACCATCACCATCGCCGCTGCCGGCGGCTGACCGCTGAACAGCGTCCCTTTCNCCCGTTGACTCTTGGCCCCGCTTCGGCGGGGCCTTTTCGTATCCCCTTTCGAGAGAGAAATCACCATGGATCTGCAGACCCTTCTGGCGCTGGGCGTGCTGAGCTTCGACGCCCTGAACGCCTACATCAACAATCTGCCGCGCATCTCCACGCGGCTGGCCGACATGCGCCTTTTCCAGGAAGAGGGCCTGGTCGGCACCACCATCGTCAAGGTGGGTGTCAATGGCACCAAGCTGGTGCTGGTCCCGAACGCCCCGCGCGGCGCGCCCGGCCAGCCCAAGGGACTGGAGCGTGGCAAGGTGAAGCTGCTGGAAACCNCCCACCTGCCGCAGAACTCGACGGTCATGGCTGACCAGCTGCTGGGCGTGTATGACCCGGCCGACCCGGAAGGCAACAACGTTGCCGCGGTGGTCAACGCGCTGCAGGCGGTGCACAAGCGCGACCTGGATTTCACCATCGAATACCACCGCATGGGCGCGCTGCAGGGCAAGCTGCTCGATGCCGACGGCTCGGTGATCATCGACTTCTACGAAGAATTCGGGGTCGACCAGACCGTCATCGGCATGGAGCTGAACAAGGGCGCCACCAAGGTCCGCGCCAAGTGCATGGCCATCAAGCGCGCGATCGAGGAAAAGCTGGGTGGCATCCCGTACACCGGCATCCATGTGTTCTGCAGCGCCGGCTTCTTCGACGCCCTGACCGACCACCCCGACGTGCAGAAGGCCTACGAGCGCTGGCAGGACGGTGCCGCGCTGCGCGATGACGTCCGCAAGGGCTTCGTGTTCGGCGATATCACCTTCGAGGAGCTGCAGGGCAACACCGGTGGCGATCTGGCCCTGGCCGACGGCGAAGCCATCGCGTTCCCGCTGGGTGTGCCGGACATGTTCCTGACCCGCTTTGCGCCGGCGGACTACCTGGAAACGGTGCGCGGCATCGGCCTGCCGTACTACACCAAGACCGCCCCGATGCGCATGAACAAGGGCATCCAGCTGGAAAGCCAGTCCAACCCGCTCAACCTCAACACCCGACCGGACGCGGTGATCCGCCTGAAGGCCGGCGCGAAGTAAGCCAGCAGTGCCTGGCCCGCTCCGGCGGGCCGGGCAGGAGGGNGTATGGCCCAGATCAGAATCGGGGTGGACCCCGACAACGTGTTCGGGAGACAACTCACGGAGCTTGAGCAGTCGCAGTTGCCGTTCGCCGCCTCGCAGGCCGCCAACAAGGTGGCCTACGAGATCCGCGAACGGTGGAAGCGCCAGGCGCCTCGCGTGTTCGATCGCCCCACGCCGCTGACCACGAACGCGGCGATGTACCGGAAGGCCACCAAGGCCCAGCCGTATGCCGAGATCTACATCCGCGACGAAGCCTTCAAGGGCACGCCGCCGGCGAAGTACTTGCTGGCAGAAGTCGAGGGTGGCCAACGTCGCCGGAAAGGATTCGAGCGGCTGCTGCAGAGCCGAGGTCTGCTGTCACCGACCCAGTTCGCAGTGATGGGGCGGGGCGCCCAGGCCAACCAGTTCGGCAACGTGCCGGCCGGGCAGGTGACGAAGATCCTGTCCCAGCTGGGGGCGCAGCGGGACCGCTACCAGAACCAGACCAACGTCAGCCGGAAACGGAGGCGAGGCAAGAAGAACAACCGGGATGGCGAGTACTTCGTCATCACCAAGCGTCGCGGCGTCCTGCGGCCCGGTATCTACGAGCGGATCGGTCGTGGTTCTGGCGTCCGTTCCATCTTCATTTTCACCAACACAGCCGCCTACAGCCCGCGCTACGACATCTTCGGCATGGCCGAGGACACCTGGAAGCGGTTGATGCCGTTCTTCCTGAAGCGTGAGCTGGAGAAGGCCATGGAAACCGCGAGGCCCTTGCCTTGAACCAGAGAGCATTCATGCAGGCCTTCGACGCAGTCGCGTTCGGTGCCTTCCGTGCCGCCGGCGTGGCCGACGCCGCTCACTATCTGGCCCCGGGCGCAGATGCGGAGGTGCCGTGCACGGTGATGCTGGACGAGGCCGTTGAGCAGTTCACAGCGGACGACGTGGCACCGATCGCCACCACCATTGATCGGATCACCCTGCAGCTGGCCGAGGTTTCCCCGCGAACTGGCGGCGTGGTGCGCATTGATGGCACCGGTCGCCGGATGAAGCTGGTCCAGAAGATCCGTGCCGATGAGTCGACGGCGGTGTGGGAGGTGGCCAGTGCCTGATGCCATTTCCAGCCCACGTCGCCAGCTGTTGCTGGCGATGGGCAAAACGCTGCAGCTGATCAGCACAGAGAACGGCTACCTGACCGATGCCGGCGCCGGCTGGACGCTCGAGCCCGCCCCGGGCGACCAGGACACCCATGCGGTGCTGACTGCTGTCATCGAGAAGCAGCAGCGGGCGGAGACGCCGTCAAAGGTCAACACGCATCGGCTGACCACAGTGAGCGTCATCGCCAAGGTCCCCGCAGACACGGATGGCTACCAGCGGAAGCTGGACGACCTGGTGACCGACGTCGAGGCGGCCATGGACAGCCGCGAGACAGCGCGCAACTTCCCCGATGGCATCCAGGTGCCGGTCTACGTCGGCATGGAGCCGCTGATGCCGGACAAGGCCAGCGCCGGCTGGGTCGGCGTCCTGATTACCTACCAGACCCACATCCCCAAGAAATGACCCGCCGCTCAGCGGCAACCCAACTGGAGAGCCATCATGGCCGAAGATTACAGCTACCTGGGCAGCGGCATCGTCCTGATCCGCAAGTGGGGCAGCAACGAACCGTTCCTCGAAGTGGGTAACGTGTCCGCGTTCACCGTCGCGCCGCAGACCAACACCATCGAACTGGCCGACTACCAGAACCCGGGTGGCGGCACGGCGAACCGTGTCGATCGCGTGACCGGCTACAACCTCAATTACACCTTCCACGACTTCAATCCGGAGAACTTTGCCCGTGCCACGCGCGGCAAGGCCACCTCCATCGCCGCAGCAAGCGTGGCCGACGAACCTGCCGTCGCGGTAAAGGGCTCGTTCGTGCCCCTGCAGCACCTTGCCAGCAGCATCACCACGGTGGAAAACACCGCCGGCACCACCGAGTTCGAAGAGGGCAGGACTTCCGATTCGAGCGCGGCATGCTGTTCATCCCGGCAGACTCGACGATCCCGGCTTCCGTCGGAGGNGCAGCCAACATCCATGTGACGTATCAACACGGTGATCTGGGGCATGTGGAAGCGGCTGTGACCGCACAGGCCTTCTACGAAATGCAGTTCTACGGCGCCAACGAGGCGCGTGGCGGCAAGCTGGTGCGCTTGGTGGCGCACAAGGTCACCGGTGGCGTCATCGAGAGCATGGGCCTGATCGGCAACGAATTCGGTGCTGGCAGCGTTCCGGGCGCTCTGCTGAAGGACTCGTCCAAGGCAACGGGCCCGGACAAATCCGCCTACTTCGCCTGGCAGCAGGAGAAGTAAGCCGTGACCGATGAAGACGTCATTNCCCCGCCGACCCGTACGGTTACCTTCCGTGGCGAGATGCTGGTGGTGGGACCGCTGCGGCTGCAGCAGGTCGGCCCGTTCATCACCGCCAGCCGCACCATCATCGCCCGCGTGGCGATGATGGCCGGCGCGGTCGAGGCGGCGGAGCCGGCCGCCATCGGCGCAATCATGCTCGATCTGCTCGAGCAGGACGGACAGGATGTCGCCGCTGCCCTGGCTGTGGCGGTCGACCGCGAGCCGGACTGGATCGCCGCTGGAACGTTGGACGAAGTGGCCGATCTGCTGGAGGCCGTTGTGGGATTGAACCGGGATTTTTTCGCCCGCCGGCTGCAGCGCCTGCTGCTGATGGCCAAGCCGCCGGCGGCAGAGAGTACGGCCTCCCCGACCTAGTCCAGTACCTGATCGCGCACGGGCATTCTCGGCGCGACGTCCTGACATACACCTTGGCGCAGCTGCGGGCCTTCACCGCAGCTNCCGCCCAAGACGACCGCGATCGCATCGCTGAGTTCGCTGTGGCCACCCGCATGGCTATGGCTGCACCAGCAGCCGATTGGCAGATGTATCTGGCCGCACTGCGTGGCCACGCCCCCGTGGGGCAGACACAAGGGAAGATGACCCATGGCTGAGCCTTCAGCGAATCTCCGTGTTCGCATCAGTGCGGACCTGGCCGACATCAGACAGGGGCTGGGCGTGCTCACCCGGCAACTGCGGGAAGTACGCAGCGAGGCGGCCCGGCCATTGCCGGCGAAGAACGGCATCACAGACCTCGGTGTGTCTGCGGGCCAGACGGCGCAGGCCATGCGTCAGCTGCCGGCCCAGTTCACCGACATCTTCACCAGCCTGCAGGGCGGCATGCCCTTCTTCACGGTGCTGGTGCAGCAGGGCGGGCAGATCAAGGACAGCTTCGGCGGTGTCGAGCCGGCATTGAAGGGAGTGTCGTCCGCAGTACTGGGCATGGTCACTCCGGTGACGGTGTCGGCCGCCGCTGTTGGGCTGCTGGTTTACGCCTGGTATGACGCTGAGCAACAGGCCCAGGCTTACACGAAGGCGTTGGTGCTGTCGCGCAATGAGGCCGCCGCCACGACCCTCACCCTGGTGTCGCTCGCGCAACGCACCAGCGATGCGCTCAACGTCACTGCCGGTGCCGGTGCCGAGGTGGCCCAGGCCGTTGGTGCGAACGGCCGGATTGCAGCGCAGAACATGCAGGCAGTGGCTGCCGCGGCAGTGGCGATGAAGGAAGTCACTGGGCAAGCGATCGAGGATACGGTCGCCCTGTATGGGAAGCTTGCTGAAGATCCGATCAAGAACTCCCAGAAGCTCAACGAGCAGGTCAACTTCATGACCGTTGCTCTCTACGAGCAGGTCAAAGCGCTGCAGGAGCAGGGCCGCAACCAGGATGCTGTAACGGTGATCACCCGTGCGGCGGCCGATGAGACCGTCATGGCGCTTGCCCGGGTCCGTGCAANCCAGAATCCGGTGATCCGCGGCTTCAAGGACCTGTGGGCGGAGGCGACGAAGGCGTGGTCTGCGATGCAGGCCAACGTCGGCCTCGGTCCTGCTGCGGCGCAGATGCAGCAGCTGGTCGCGGAGAACCAGCGAGAGCTGGCGAAGCTGAACGATCTGGCGTCGGGAAACCAGCGGGGACTGCCCTTGGCCAGGAATCCCATCGCGTTGGCGGCGATGGAGAAGTCCATCAAGGACCGCTCGGAGAAGATCAAGGCTCTGGCCGTAGATCTGATCAAGGAACGTAAGGATGCTGAAGTCAAGGCCGCGCAGGACGCAAGCGCCGAGTACGTGCAGCAGCAGGACACAATCATTGCTTCCCAGGCTTCGAAGGAGCAGAAAAAGAAGGACGAGATCGCGCGTATCAACGGACAAGCAGACGTTGTCCGGCGCAAAGCTGCAGCTGCGGGGCTCGTGGACGAAGTGCGGGNGATTGAAGAGCGCAGAGCCGCCGCCGTCGCAGCTATTGAGAAAAAGTACCGCGAGAAGCCAACCTCGGGTACCGGATCCGCATCACGGGCGGCTGGGCTGCAGGGCTACAAGGACGACCTGGTCGCCGAGCAGGCACAGATCACCGCCGGCACCCAGATGCTCCGTGCCCAGTACTCCGCCAGGGAGATCACGGCGAGCGAGTACTACAGCCGCATGAGGGATCTGCTGCAGCAAGGAACGGATGCCCAAGCGAAGTCATTGGAGGGGCAGATTGCATTCCTGCAGAGGCAGGCGGTCGCGGGCAAGGACGCCATCAGCGTGAACCGGCAGATCGGCGACCTTGAAGCGCGGCTCACCAAGGTCCGCACCGAGGGCGCCGGCGCACTACAGGTACTGACAACCGAAGAAACGGCAGCGGCCAAAACTCGGGCCAACGTCATTGCGGCCTATGCCAACGCGCTGGAAGCGAGCAACCAGGCGTTGGAGCGGCAGCTTTCGACGCAGGCGCAGCGCGTCGGTATGGGCGATCGCGAGTACGAGATCCAGCAGCGCATCAACGACGCGTACGCTGACCAAGCGGACAAACTGCGCGAACTGCAGCTGCAAATGAACGCGGGGCAGATTGACCAGGAGACGTTCGAAGCCGAAAGGGCGGAGTTGCTGTCCAAAACGCTCGACCGCCTGCAACTCATCCGTGATGGCTATGAAGAGCTGCGGCAGGCCGAGGGCAACTGGTTGGCCGGTGCCAGCGCTGCATGGGCGAATTACCAGCAGCAGGCTGGCAACGCCGCTCAGCAGATGGGAGGCGTCGTCAACACCGTCATCGGAAGTTTCGAAGATGCCTGGGTGCAGTTCACAACGACGGGCAAAGCCAGCTTCTCTGACATGACGAAGGCCATCCTTGCCGATCTGGCCAGGATCGCCGCACGCCAAGCCATCATGGGCATCGTGAACGCGGTGGCCAGCGCCTGGGGTGGCGGTGGCGTCTCTGCCGCTGGAAATCAGGCCGTCAACGCCGGCACCAGCAGCATCAACAACCAGCTGTTCCAGAACATGAAGCTGGGCGGCGGCTATTCCACCGGTGGCTACACGGGCGATGGCGGCGTGAGCGAGCCAGCAGGCGTCGTGCACAAGGGCGAGGTGGTGTGGTCACAGAAGGACGTCGCGCGCGCCGGTGGCGTCGACGTGGTCGAAGCAATGCGCAAGGGCCTGAAGGGGTACGACACCGGCGGCNCCGTCAGCACTTCCACCGCTGGCCCTGGGCGAGCAGGTGGGCTGATCATCCAGGGAAACCTGAACATCAACGCCACCGAGCAGGAAAGCGACCAGCCAGAGGTCACCGACAAGCAGATCCGGGACAGCTTCACCGGCGCGATCAACGAGTGGGCGGTCAAGAACCTCCGGCCTGGTGGGCTCCTCTACGCGGCGGGATATCGAGCATGAAAGAGACCTTCGTCTGGTGTGTGTATAGCGCGCCGCCGAGCGTGGAATACGAGGCTGTCACCCGTGCAGTCACGTTCGGGGATGGCTATTCACAGGAAGCGCCCGACGGCATCAACAACGAAAGGCAGATATGGAACCTCGAGCTCTGGGGCCACCAAGAACTGGATCAGATGGGCGCAGCAAAGGCATTTCTGCGCTTACGGCGGCGGCAAGGCGAGTCCTTTCTCTGGACGCCGCCCGGTGAGCTCCAAGGGCTCTACCGCTGTACGAAGCTGACCGCAGTGGACGAGCTTGAAGGCTACCTGCGCATCAGCTGCACTTTTGAACAAACGTTCCAGCCGTAAGGAAAGGCCATGGCACGACAGATCATTGATACTGACACTCAAAACCCTGGTTGGGTCGGCGACATTGCCAAGATTGCCTTCACGAAGACAAATGAGAACTTCGGAGAGTTGTACGCCGTCCTGGGGAGTGGCGGTGTCATCGACGCTCGCATTCCGGCAAAGAATCTGCTGATTAACGGCAACATGCGCGTTCTACAGCGGGGCAACTCCGGCACACTCAACAACACGGAAGTGTTTGGGCCGGACAGGTGGAAGATCGGATGCCTTGGCGGAGTCACCTGCAACTGGGGTGTTGGTCAAGCCCCTGCAGGCACGCTCGGCAATAGTCGATTCTTCCTCGGGTACAACGTCGTAGCGGGCGCTTCGGCTTGGATTGGTCAGAAGGTTGAAGGTGTACTCACGATCCATGGCGACAAGGCCACCTTCTCCTTCCTGATGCGTTCCACGCCTGCGGGACGCAAAGTGGGCATTCGCCTAATCCAGGACTTCGGCACCGGTGGATCGCCGTCGGGGCAAGTAGTCACCGAGGTTGGGGTGGTGACTCTCGGAGGAGCCTTCGAACCGCATAGCGTGACGTTCGACGTACCCAGCGTGTCAGGCAAGACATTCGGGTCCAGCGGGACCGATTACCTGTATCTGTTGATCGACTTCAGCGGGAGCGGCCACGGCGGTCAGATCTCCGGTCAGACCGGATTGTTTGAGTTCAGCGAAGCCCAGCTGGAGAGGGGTTCAAAGGCCACGGCGTTTGAACATGTTCCGATGGCAGATGAAGTGGGGCGGTGCCAGAGGTATTTCCAGAAGAGCTACGACCTGAACGTTGTGCCGGGCACAGCCAATGCTACGGCCGGGCAGGACACGTTCTTCTTCTACGGAGACCCGAACAGTGGGCGAGCGGTAGGTATGACATCGCGCTTTGCCACCCGTATGCGCGGCATACCCGCCGTTACGATCTATAGCCCTGCGACTGGTGCTGCGGGACAGGTCCGAAGTGAGGCTCCTGCTGGCGACTATGTGGGTGGGGTAAATACTCCTGGGCAATCCGGGTTCTTCCTTACTACCGTCGCCATCACCACCAACAACACCAATGTTCGTTGGCATTGGGCAGCGGACGCGGAGCTCTGACCATGTACCAATACACGCACGATCCGGACCTTCTGGTTTGCCTGGAAACAGGAGCGACGATCCCGCGAGGAAACTACCTGTGGCCGGGTGACTGGCTTGCCGCCGGCGGTGTGCCTGAACCCATCGCACCGCCGTACGTGCTCTATTCCCCAGAGCACTTCCGGGCAATCCGAGACGCGGCCTTCGCGTGGATGGAGGCCGAGGTCAAAGCCCGCGGCTACGACAGCATTGCCAACTGCACCTCCTACTTCAACAGCGGCGTGGAACGCTATCGCCTCGAAGCGAGAGCGATGGTGGCATGGCGCGATGACGTGAATCAGGCGCTGGAACGCCTGGTGGTGAGCCCGCCCGAAGGTATCGAGACGTGGGATCAGGTCCGGGCGCTGCTGCCGCAGCCTGCCGCATACGCATGGCCGGCGACAGTCGATTTGCCGCTGGATTCTGGTGAATCCGCCCCACCGGTGGTGATGTCATGATCACTGCCGATGCCCAGCAACTCGAGCCAGGTGGCCGGGTCACTCTCTACGAACTTGATGCCAGTAGCTTCGGGGCAGACCAGCTGTTCTTTCATCAGCACCTGCAGTCTGGAGTGATCTGGTGGCAGGGCCAGGAGTACGGGGCATGGCCCATCAAGGCTGAGGGTTTCGCTCGGACCGGCGATCAGCCGCCGACGCCCAAGCTTGGCGTCAGCAACATCGACGGCCGTATCTCCGCCTTGTGCCTAGCCTTCGACGACCTGGTCGGTGCCAGGGTGATACGCCGGCAGACGCTGGTGAAGTATCTGGACGCCGCCAATTTCCCGGATGGGAACCCGACGGCCGACCCCGATGAGCACTTTCAAGACGAGGTGTGGTTCATCGAGCGCAAGACCTCCGAGGACAAGGAAACGGTCGAGTTTGAGCTGACCACCGCCATCGACCTCAACGGGGAGCAGCTTCCCGGCCGACAGATCATTGCCGGCGTTTGTGGGTGGCTGATCCGGGGCGGCTACCGTGGCCCCTACTGCGGATACACCGGGCCTCCTGTCGCCGACGCCAACGACATCCCTACGGATGACCCCGCCCGCGACCAGTGCAGCGGTCTGGTTCGCGGCTGCAAGCTTCGCTTCGGTGCCGACAGGGAGCTTCCGTATGGCGGCTTCCCGGCAGCAGGCCTGCTGCGCACCTGACGATCTGCAATTTCCCGCTGCACCTGCAGCGCTACCCAGGCCCGCACAGCGCGGGCCTTTTCTATGGGCGACACCCATGCAGCAAAGCACCCTGCAGGCCATCCAGGCGCACGCCGTGGCCGACTACCCCCGCGAGTGCTGCGGACTGATTGTGGCTACGGCCGGCGGTGAGGCCTACGTTGCCTGCCGCAATGTCGCGACGACCCCCAGCGAGCACTTCATTCTGCCCGCCGAGGACTATGCGGCGGCCGAGGACCAAGGTGAGGTCTTGGCACTGGTGCACAGCCATCCCAACGCGGCAGCCAAGCCCTCCGATGCCGACCGAGTCATCTGCGAGCAGAGCGGCCTTACCTGGCACATCGTCAGTGTTGGCCAGGTCACCGGTGAAGCCCCCGAGTGCGGTGCCCTGCAGTCCATCAGTCCCTGCGGCTATGTGGCGCCGCTTGTGGGCCGCCAGTTCGCCCACGGCATCCTCGACTGCTACACCTTGGTGCGCGACTTCCACGCACGGGAGCTCGGCATCCACCTCAACCAGTACGAACGAGAGGACGACTGGTGGGAGAAGGGGCAGGATCTTTACAGCTTGGATCGGCTGCGGGCGGAGGGGNTCGAGCAGATCGAGGGCGAGCCTCGCCGCGGAGACATGATCCTGATGCAGATCCGCTCCACCGTACCGAACCACGCCGGCATCCACCTGGGTGATGGCCAGATGCTGCATCACCTGCACGGCCGGCTGTCGGAAGTCGTCCCCTATGGCGGAATGTGGACCGAGCGCACCCGCTACATCGTTCGCCACAAGGCGGCACGTCATGGGTGAGCGCATGCGCACCGTTCGGCTATATGGGCAGCTGGGGAGCCGGTTCGGGCGCAGGTTCCGCTTGGCCGTGAACAGCCCGGCGGAGGCCGTCCGCGCGCTGTGCGCGATCGTGCCGGGCTTCCAGCAGTATCTGGCCCGTGCGAAGGAGCAGGGTATGGCGTTTGCCGTGTTCATCGGCAAACAGAACATCACGAAGGACCAGCTGCAGGATCCTCCTGGCTCTGAGGACATTCGCATCGCACCGGTGATGCTCGGTAGCAAGCGCGGCGGCGTGCTGAACATCATCCTCGGCGTGGTGCTGATCGTTGTGGGCGCCTATACCAGCAACGTCAATCTGATGGTTCAGGGCGCTGTGATGGTGATCGGCGGCGTTGCGCAGATGCTTGGCCCGCAGCCGAAGGGACTTGGCTCGCAGGACAACGTCGACAACAGGCCGAGCTACAGCATGAACGGCACGGTCAACACGCAAGCCCAAGGTAATCCTGTGCCGGTGCCCTACGGCGGGCACGACACCAAGGGCATGCTGGTGGGCTCTGCCGTGATCAGTGGTGGCATTCAGGCGGAGGACCAACTGTGACCCTTCCAACGGTAAACGTACCGCTGGCCCATGGCGTGGGACAGGCCACCCGCCTGGCGGGCGCCGGCGGCAAGAGCGGATCCAATGCCCGTACGCCTGTTGAGATGCCGGACAGCCTTCACTCGATGGCAGTGGCGCGCATCGTGGACCTGGTGGGCGAGGGCGAGATCCGTGGGCTGGTGGCTGGCAACCAGTCGATCTACCTCAACCAGGTGCCCGTCCAGAATCCCGACGGTACGCTCAACTTCTCCGGCGTCACCGTGGAGACCCGATCTGGCGCGCAGGACCAGTCGTACATCCCCGGCTTCCCTTCGGTCGAGAATGAGGTTGCCGTCAATGTCGAGCTTCGCGGCGGCGAGCCGGTAGTTCGCACTGTCAGCGGCCCGGACTTGTCCGCCGTTCGCATCCGGCTGGCCGTGCCCGCGTTGCAGGAGGTGGATGGCGAGAACGGGGACCGGAAAGGCTACTCGATCACCTACGCGGTGGACCTGGCCGTTGACGGCGGTGCCTTCACTACGGTGCTGACCGAGGCCATCACCGGCAAGACGACATCCCAGTATGAGCGCAGCCGTCGAATTGACCTGCCAACGGGGTCGCAGTGGCAAGTGCGCATCCGGCGCATCACGCCGAACCGAAACAACTCGCTGATCTCCGACACGGTGAACGTGCTTTCGATCACCGAGATCATCGACGTGAAACTTCGCTACCCGAACTGCGCCTTGGCAGCAGTGCAGGTTGATGCCAGCGCGTTTCAGAGCATCCCGTCGCGCTCCTACCGCATCTGGGGTCGCATAGTTCGCGTGCCGGCAAACTATGACCCAATCAGCCGGATCTACTCGACCAGCGGGCCAGGCACCACCAACGGCGCCTGGGACGGAACGTTCAAGTCGGCATGGACGAACAATCCGGCCTGGGCGTTCTTCGACATCGTGACCAACGATCGCTTCGGCTTGGGCAACCGCATCCCGCTGGACTGGGTGGACAAGTGGCGGCTGTATCAGATCGCCCAGTACTGCGATCAGCTGGTGAGCGATGGCCTCGGCGGGCGTGAGCCTCGATTCACCTGCAGTCTCTACTTGCAGAGCAGGGCGGATGCGTATCGCGTGCTGCAGGATATGGCCAGCATGTTCCGCGGCATCAGCTTCTATGCGGCGGGGCAGGTCATGGCCTCGGCCGACATGCCGAAGGATCCGAGCGCCACCTTCAGCCAGGCCAACGTTGTCGGTGGCAGGTTTCGCTATGAGGGTAGCGGCCGCAAAGCTCGGCATACGGTTGCACTGGTGTCGTGGACCGATCCTGACGACTTCGGTCGGCAAAAGGTCGAGCCGGTGCAGCACCGCGAAGGCGTCGCTCGCTACGGCGTCAACCAGACTGAGGTAACGGCGATCGGCTGCCATTCGCGTGCGCAGGCCCAGCGTGTTGGCAACCACATTCTCTACACCGAGAACCTCGAAACCGAGACGGTGAGCTTCTCGGTCGGTATGGATGCGTTGAACTGCATGCCGGGTGATGTGATCCAGGTTGCGGACCCGAATCGCTCTGGCCGGCGCAACGGTGGCCGCGTGCGCACCGCTGCTGCCGAAAGCCTGACGCTTGATCGCATCCCAGATGAAATGGCCCCTGGCGACGCGCTGTATGCGACCCTTCCCAGCGGAAAGATTGAAGGTAGGACCATCACCGGCGTGGACCGAGCCAGCGGTGTAGTGACCGTCGCGGCGCCGTGGTCGGCCATTCCCGTGGCCCAGTCGATCTGGGCGACCGAGTCCAGCGAGCTGGCGCTGCAGCTATTCCGCGTTGTCGGCGTGGCCGAGGGCGAGGATCTGACCTACAACATCACGGGCCTGAAGCACGTCCCCGGGAAGTATGCGGCGATCGATGACGGTACGCGCCTGGAACTGCCACCCATCAGCATCATCCCGCCCAGCGTGCAGCCGCCGCCGACCAATGTGGCCCTGTCGTCGCACGTGATGATTGACCAGGGCATCGCCACGCCCACGCTGACCATCCAGTGGGACGCGGCAGACAAGGCTATCGCCTACGACGTGGAATGGCAGCGTGACGACCTGAACTGGGTGCGGGCGGGGCGGGNGGGCACGACAAGCATCGATGTGCAGGGCATCTACGCCGGCCAGTACCTCGCGCGGGTGCGTGCGGTGAATGCCCTGAATGCGGTGTCGATCCCAGCGACGAGCATGCTTACCGACATCCGCGGCAAGACCGAGCCGCCGCCGGCAGTCACGTCGCTGACCACGACACCAATCGTGTTCGGAATCCAGCTGGCATGGGCGTTTCCGCCGGGCGCGACCGACACGCAGCGCACGGAGATCTGGCGCAGCACCGGGCCGGATCGCGAAACGGCGGTAAAGCTCGGCGACTACGCCTACCCGCAGAATCGACTGCAGCTGGACGGCCTGGCTGCAGGTGCGCGCTTCTACTTCTGGGCACGCCTGGTGGACAGGACGGGCAACATCGGTCCGTGGTATCCGACGGGTGCGGGCGTGATGGGGGAGGCGAGTACTGATGCGACCCTCTATGACGTCTACTTCTCCGGGCTGATCAACAAGAGCGCGCTGGGGCAGGAGCTTCTGACGGAGATTGAAAGCATCGGCGGAATTGTGCCGTTGATCTGGACTGCTGATGCCACCTACGAGCCGGGCCAGACCGTCATTCACAATGGGAAGATCTGGAGCTGGCAGGGAACCGGGTCGGGCAATGAGGAACCACCAAGCTCAAAATGGCTGAACGTGGGTGATGCCGTCGCACAGGCCGGCGCGGTGGTGGGCCGAGTTGACTCGCTGGAACTGGCCGTCAACGATCCGGAGACCGGTCTTCAGGCCGTGGGGCGCAAGACCGATGGCCTGTTCGCGCAGCTGGATACCCAAGGCGCGGGTGATGGCGATTGGGGGGCTGGCAACACGAATGTGTTTGCGGGCAGCACCTCCGTGCAGACGGTCATGGCTGAGGCAGATCGGTCGCTGGCCAAGCGCGTGGATACCGTCGAGGCAACGGTTGGTGATATCGACCTCGGCGGCGTCCAGGCATCGGTACAGCAGACCAGCCAAGCCATTGTCGACCTCAATGGAAGGATCAGCGCGACCTATACGGTCAAGGCGCAGATCACCAGCGCTGGTCAGATCTACATGGCGGGTATGGGCCTTGGCGTCGAGCAGCAGCCAGATGGCAGCTACCAGAGCCAGATCCTGATGCAGGCCGACCGGTTTGGCGTCATCAACGTGGTGAACGGGAATGTCACCGCACCGTTCGTCATCCAAGGCGGGCAAACCTTCATCAACCAGGCGCTGATCGGCACGGCGTGGATCACCAACGCCAAGATCGCCGACGCCGCGATCACGAACGCGAAGATCAGCGGTGTGATTCAATCCGATGACTACGTGCAGGGGCAGACCGGCTGGCGGATCAACAAGAGCGCCGGTGGTGGTTTCGAGTTCAATGGAACAGTGGCCGGTGGCTACAGGCTCAACGTCACCAACCAAGGCGTCTACGTCTACTACCCCAACGGCGTCCCCGCCGTGGAGCTTGGAGTGTTGCTGTAATGGCTGATGTCGGACTGCGGGTGAGAAACGAAAACGGCTACGTGGAGTCCTCGGTCACCACCAAGTTGTCGAAGATGATCGGGTCGTACACGTTCCCGCTCTACAACCCGGTGAACTCCAACAACAAATGGGTCGCTCCGCCCGAGGCAAATGGGGGCCTGGTCGTCAACGACTTCTTGGGCGGGGAGCCCTTCTACTACTTCACGTGCGAAGGGCAGAGATCGGCGTACGGGATGCTGGTCCCATCAGTGACGATATCGGGCAACAGCATCACCTGGAACTGGGAACCTGACGTGGTGAACTACCACGTCAGGATGGAGATGTTTCCAAGTCAGCCGACCACGAGCACTGTCGGCGGCATCACGCTGCACTATGGGGTATACAGCTAATGGCTGTAGGTCTGCGCGTACGCAATCAGGGCACCGGGCAGATCCAGATCGGCCTCGGGTATCGGAACCTCCAGCTGGCCAAGTCGGGGACGCTCAACACTGGCACGTTCTCCGGCGGCTCGACCGGTGGCTCTCCACCGTTTGGGTCATGGTCTCCGAGTGGTGTGCTGGCATCAACGAACGGTACGACCAACCTCCACGTCTGCCGTTACATCAATGATGCTGTGTCGACCAACACAGGATTCACCCTGGTCCAGAGCAAGGTTACGTGTGGCGTGTACGCCTCGAGCGCGGCACCGAACAAGGTGCTCGAGTACTACACGTTCAGTGCCGCCGAGCGCGCAGCGGCCGGCCCGGTCGGACTGCGCATGCGCGGCGAGGACGGCACGGTGTTCTACGACTCAAGGCGAAAGGGACTTCGCGTCCTTCAGGTGGTGCCTGTGCCAACAGTGCCAGGTCCACCCGTTGAAATAGGGCAGTTCTTTCCGGGCACGAAGATCGGAATTGCAATCCCTTCACCGCGGTTCTACTACAACTCGGTATCGCAGGACCGATGCACCATGACGGCCGACTATTTCCACATGACCAGTGACAACCGGATCTTCGTTTCGAGATTGCAGGTTGCCCAACAAACGCTGATCACCAACACCTTCCCGGTTGGCGGCGTAACGATGGGGCCTCAGAACGCGTCGATCTTCATCGTGGACCTGACCGAGGTGCCGCTGGGGTTCGGCTGACGACAGCCCCATCACGCCGCCGCAACGCTTCCTGCGGCCAGATTGCAGCCATGTGCTATTCCGCCCAAATCGAAGCCGCTTACCAGAAGCTGGTCCGCATGACCGGCGCCACCGTGTCGCTGCAGGAGTTCGCCGCGCTCTACGCCCACGACCCGGGCAAGAAGCGCCCGAAGACCCCCAAGGCGATGGATGACGCGTTCCGGGCCGGCACCAGCACGGCAGAGCGGGCCGTGTGGGCGGAGATCCAGCAGTGGAACCAGGCCGAGGCCGCCATTTTGGAGCAGGAGCTTTTCGCCAACCGGAAGCGGCTGGCCGATGCTGAGCGATCGCTGCAGGCCAAGGAGACGAAGAAGGCCCGGGAGGACGTGCGGATCGCCGGCAACAAGATCGAGCGCGCCATGGGCAAGCTGGCCGACCTCAAGCGTGCCGAGGGCAAGGACCGGGACAGCCGGATCTTCCCCGGGGTCTACGCACCGGTGATTGTCTCCGACGGCGGCAAGCTGACGATCAAGCCGATGCGCTATCAGTGCCGACTGGCCGGCAAGCCGGCCAACTACGACCAGCGTTTCCCCGGCACCTACAACGCCCGCCGAGACAGCCTGGAGAAGTTCTGGGCGCCGGCCTTCGGCCACACCCACGGCTTGATGGTGGTCGATACCTTCTACGAGAACGTGGAGGGCCCGGACGGCAAGAACCAGGTGGTTCAGTTCACCCCGCGCACGCGCGAGCCGATGCTGGTGGCCTGCCTGTGGTCGCATTGGGTGGACCCGGCCGGCAAAGAGCCGGATCTGCTGTCGTTCGCCGCGATCACCGACGACCCGGAACCCGAGGTTGCCGCCGCCGGCCACGACCGGACGATCATCAACATCAAGCCCGAGCACGTCGACGCCTGGCTGAACCCTGATCCGGGCGATTTGGCGGCCCTGTTCGCAATACTTGATGACAAGCGGCACCCGTTCTACGAGCACAAAGTGGCCGCATAAACAGCCTGCCCACTGGTTATCCACAGGTTTGTCCATGGCCGCCGGCTGCCCGCCATGTGAAGCTGTCATTGTTCCGTTTACGGAGCGCTTTGTACTGGCACAGTGATGCCTTCCGGGCTTGACAGCGCAGTCTCTTAAAGCAGGTCTAGACCCTTTCAACGCGGGGCCGATCGCCTATTGCTTGCAGTGCAAGGGATTACCGAATTTCACTACATTTGGCGTTGACGGACCCCACCACCCCCACTATCTTGATTCGGCCGATTGGGAGGTCTGAATTCTCCCCTATTCCCAAGAGGCAAAAACGCAAAACCCCAAGGCCTTCTATCAGGTCAGCCTCAGGGTCGCGCAAAACTCAGCTGGTTGTACCGATGGCATGGCCATCAAGTGAAGCGGAGATCGATTTGCACTCGATCAATGCTTCCGTCCCACTTGTTCGACGAATTACTGTCAAGCAATTGGAACGAAGTTGATCTTATCGAATTTCCGAAAAGCGTCAACGGCTTGATGGTTCATGCTGTCCCCAACGGACACATGAAAATGCTTAAAGATCAGAGCTTTATGAAGCCTCATGGGGTTTCGAAATTTCCTAAATTGGAACAGGTTTCTCTGTCCCATTTCAGTGAAACCTTCCAGGTGCCAGCGGCCAGCCTTGGCGTAGCGGCCAATCAGGCGCCCCCGCAGCCGTTCCCGGCCGCGCTGTCGCCTGGTCCTGTGGCTGTCCACGTCGACGGCGTTCGCTGCTTCACGCCCACCGACCTCGGCCGGCGGAAGGGCCTGTCTCCCCAGAAGTTCAACCGGCTACTTATGGAGCACGGTCTTCAGGAGAAGCGCCACGGCCAGTGGTGCCCGACTGAGGCCGGCAAGGCTTTCAGCGTTCTGCTGCAGGTACACAAGAAGCAGCTCGCTGGCACTGACGTGCAGCAGCTGAAGTGGAAGGAGAGCGTGCTCGCGAAGCTGGATGGCCTGGCCTGATGCACAACCCTGCGGCCGCCATCTGGCGGCCGCAGACGTCACGCAGGTTGTGGGCCTGCGGCCCATGCTTCAGCATCGCGCCGAAGGGATCTCGTGCACGGATGTCGTGTAGTTCGGTGAAAGCATGTGCTGCCGCATCCCCCACGCTGGGCGGGCCTGCCAACCCGATGCGCCCAGGCCCGCAGTGCCGCGGCCGAACTTCTGGTTGATCCGGTCCATGGTGGCCATCAGCTTTTCATTGCCGACCACCGTCGGTCCGAACAGATCCGCCTGCAGCTCTTCCGGCCGGGCTAGGTCGAGAAGCGCCACACCCGCCTTCTTGTACCCAATGCCCTCCCGCAGCAGGCCGCGAAGCAGCCGGCGCACGACACCCAGCACCACCATCGTGTCAGCCGTGGAGGCGGGCAGGCTTACCGTCCGCGTAGCGTTGTGCTGGCGCAGCTCCGGCCGGAACGTGTCGGAATGGGCGAACACCCACACGCCGGCGGTGACCAGGCCGCGTGCGCGTAGCTTCTCGCAGGCTCTGACGGCGAAGGTCGCCAGCGCTTGCGCAACTGCCTCGTGATCTTCCACCCGATCGGCGAAGGATCGGCTCACCATGATCTGCTGCCGATCCGGCTCGACTTCCTCCAGCTCCATGCATGGATGCCCCTGGAGCTCGCNCTGGGTGCGTGCCAGCGTGACCCCGAAGGCCGCCAGGATGTCGTCCGCCGGCGCGTCGCGCAGCGTGGCGGCAGTGGCAATGCCCATCGCCTCCAACCGTGGCGCCATCCTGCGGCCAACGCCCCACAGATCCCCAACGGGGAAGGTGCGCAGCACGGTGTCCCTGTAGCCAGCGCTCCCGAGATCGATCACTCCGTCAGCGCTCTTGGCCAACTTGTTGGCCAGCTTGGCCAGCGTCTTTGTCGGCCCTATGCCGATGCAGTTGGGAATGCCGGTCCACCGGTGCACGCGCTGCCGGAGGTCCCGCGCAAATCGTTCGCGGTCCCGTACGCCGTCCAGATCTATGAAGCTCTCATCGATGCTGTAAACCTCCACCCGTGGCGCGGTCTCCCGCAAGATCGTCACAACGCGAGCGCTCATATCTCCGTAGAGCCCGAAGTTGGCAGAGCGCATCTGCAGACCGTGCCGCCGCACCAAGTGCTTCAGTTCGTGGGCAGGCTGGCCCATCTTGACTCCTAGGGCCTTGGCCTCGGCCGAGCGCGCGATGGCGCAGCCATCATTGTTGCTCAGCACCACCAGCGGAACGCCGCGCAGGGCTGGCTGGAACACGCGCTCGCAGCTGGCGTAGAAGTTGTTGCCGTCAACGAGCCCGAACATGGCCGCCTCGGCGCTTGATCTGGCGGACAACCCCCACGACGGCGAACACTTCCACCTCGGTGGCCTGCTCGAGCACGATGGGCGGGAAGTCGGGGTTGGCCGAGTGCAGCTCCATGTGGCTTTCGAACAGCTGCAGCACCTTGCATGTGGGCTGGTTCCCATCCCAGATGGCAATGACCAGGTCGCCGCCCTGCGGCGTGACGGACCGATCCACCACCAGAATGTCGCCGTCGCTGACGCCGGCGCCACTCATGGACCAGCCATCGGCACGGTAGAGAAACGTGGCGGCAGGGTTGCGGACCAGCAGGCGGTGCAGGTCGATGGCCTCGTCCATGAAGTCGTCGGCCGGCGACGGAAAGCCCAGCCGGGCGCGCGCTGCCGCCAGAGGCACGGACTGCGCGGGGCCGTCGATTAGCGCGGGGCCGATGGGCTGCGCCAGGGTATGGGGGAAGGGTAGGGACTGCATGGGCGTACTCTGGGAGCGGCGTGTCTCAAGGGTCGAGACGGCCCGCATCTTAGTACAATTACTAATTGATGGCCGGCGCATGGCCCAGTCCGATTGCTGAACGCGTTTCGATTGCGCGGCGTGGGAGCCGCGCCAGTCGCGGCCAGAGCGACTGGTGGGCCGACAGACTGCAGCAATAGCGGAATAGCAGAAGAATCGGGCCCCTTGGAATCCCAAGCTTCTGCCATGCTCTAGCAGCCTGGGCCTCGAACGGAGTACATCTAAACGCTGGCGCGCACGCGCTCACCGTTGGCAAAGTGCCAAGAGCCTGCGGGCGGATGCCAGCGGTCATCAGCGCGCAGTTAGCCCGCTAGGAACCATAGGGCTATTTGGACAGTGGCCCATCTAGCCACATAGCGATTCCAAACCCGTCGAATGGCTCCCTAATTATCGGTCCTTGCGTCGCTTTGGCTGAAGGCCGCGGATAGATTAATTACGTCGCGTAGGTACTTTTCAACATCTACCGTGAGTATCTGGGAGCTCCGAACTGCGGTATCTTTGGCGCGTCTTAGAAGGGATTCGAATGCGAGAGCTTGAATGCGATTATTCAAGTTTTCATGTATTTTACGAGAAACATCGTTTTCAAAGTTGTACAGAGATGCATCTGAGCGGATGGCTGTAAATCGGGTTACGGCGGCAAGGGCGCCGCTGGATACTTTGGCGCCTCCTGTTAAATTGCCTGCAATTGAATTCTGCTGCCTATAGATGGTCACAAGCTTTTTGAAGTGATCGGGATCTCGGAAGCGCATGCAAGCAATGAAGCAATCTATAAAAGGGAATCTCATGGAATCTTCCGGATAGCTTCTGACGAATGCCATTAGGAGCGTATGGGCTTGGAGTGTGTCGCGTAGCTGCAACTCCATAGCAGAAGCGGTCCAGCCGAAGAAGAGGGTGTATTCAGCCTGTTCAAGAATGCCGCGAGGGCCATTGAACAATTCCTGATAGCCCCCGGTTCTCAGCAGCTTATTTCGAGCCGAAGTGGCAATGGACGGCTCCGCGCCGCCTGGAAAGCTGCTAAAAAGATAAACCGCGTGGTCTTCGGCAGCGGGAGGCGGGAGGTTGTATTCGAAATCAAAGAATTTCCGGAGATAGAGTTCTCCGGAGACCTTCGGGCCATAGACGGATTCAACCGCGTTCGGCAAGTTTTCATAGTCTGTAGCTATGAGGAAGCAGATTCCATCCACGCTAAAGAAGTGCTTCATTCGCTCCAGGAACTTGATTGCGAAATCTGGACGGCATCGGTCGAGCTCATCGATGATTATCACAACAGGTAGTTTGGTGTCGCTTTTAAGGGACTTGTGTAGCTTTTCTTTAGCCTTGATGAGGTTGTCGCGAAAATCTGATTCAGNAGACTTTCTCTCACTGTCCCAGTCGAGGAAGTTCTGCGCGATCTGGGGCATCGCTGCCGCTAGCTCTATTGCTTTGGCTCCGCCTGGAAGAAGAACTGATGCGAGAATTGATAAGACGGGCAACGTGATCTTTCCTGCAGACCCTGCGAGCCCCGAGATGATGCCGCTCACCCCCCTGATGATACGGCGATCTTCTATTTCTCCGAGTCTGTCACTAAGTGCACTAGCCATGATTAGGAGAGGGTCATCGACGTAATCCGATTGCCAGGCGTCGATATGGATAACCGGTATTTTCAGGCCCACTTGAAGATGAGCGCCCAGCCTGCGCAGAAAAATTGATTTTCCGGTACCCCATCCGCCCTTCAATGAAATTACGAACGGTGAGTCGCCGAGCGTTGAAATGAGGTTTGCTAGAACCTCTCCTTCGGATTGTCTGGCCAGGGGATCCCCCGCCCAAGGATTTGACGGGTCGATCTGGGGGTGTGATGCCTTTGAAAGAGCCACGGTCGCATCCTTGCAAATTGCCGTCGGAAGCTCGCAAGATTGCCGTAAACCCGGCGGCCTCACAAGGTGGGTGTTTGCGCGCGACACTGGTTTCCAGCGATTCTCGACGTCAGTTTTCGGAAAGCATGCAGCGATCCAGAGGGTTCCGCCCGGATTTGACGAATATTCGATAGTTGAGGTCAGAAACCCAGTGCGGGCTATGAAGGGCCATCGCTGAGTTGCTGAACGCGTTCTGCTTGTAAGGATGCCGCTGCCGCACCAGTCGCGGCAACCGCGACGGAAGGCAGGCATCCTCCAGCGATGGCGAAATGGCAAGAGAATCAGGTCTCATTAGAGGCCCAAGCTGCGGCCAAACTGCTGCAGGCATCGGAACTCGAACGGGATACCTCGGGAAGCTGGCGGTCCCGTGCTCGCCGCCGGCAAAGCGCGCAGCGGCTCCGGGCGGCAGCCAGTGGCCACCAACGCGCCGCCAGCCGCCTGACAGGCTTGGATCTACCCGAAGACTTGCCGTTCTAGCGGCCCAGTCCCTTGCGCATCGGCACCACCGTCGCACCGGCACCGGTGAGCAGTCCAAGCAGCGCCTCCACCGCAGCACGCTTCTCCGCGTCGTATTCGAAGAAGTTGTAATGCCGCTTCTGAACGCCGCTCAGACCGTGGGATTGCAGATGCCCCCGGACTTCTTCGGATAGGCCCAGCGCTGCGAGCCGCGTTTCTACTGTGCGGCGCAGGTCGCCCGGCGTGAATGGCGATGCCAGTTCTTCAGCGGCCACCATGTTGGCCACCACCGGATCCATGATCCCCCGGAACTCGTCATAGGTGGCCGGTGCCTTCCCGGCTGTAAGCGAAAACAGGTGCGGCCTGGCGCCGTCGCCATCGCCATCGCCATCGCCATCATTATCGCCGCGCAAGGTGGCGAGATCCGCAGCCATCCGGGGGAGCAGTGGTACCAAGTGCACGCGGGGCAAGCGGCGGCGGCCCTTTATGTCGAGCAAACGGACGGACCCGGTACCTGTGTCCGCATCGTGATCGTGATCTGACCACTTCAGCCGCATCAGCTGCGCAATGCGCTGGCCGCCTGTCAACAGGTGGAAGCGCAGAAGCGCCCCGTGCCGCCCAGGCATGGCCTCGATCCTGCGCCAGTAGGCACGCAGCTCGGACACCGAGAGCACGCGGTCGCGCGGCTTACCGCTGTCGAGCGTAGCCAGGTCGCGCGCAGGGTTCCTGGACACGTTGAGTGCGCGCAGCGCATCGGGAGCGGCAGCGTCCTGCTTCGCCGCGATCGCCGCTGCGTAGGCTGCACGCAAGTACGACCGGATCTTCCCGCCCTCACGCAGTTTCTTGGCGCGCACCATGCGCGACAGGATCGGGAGCAGGTCGTCCAGTTCGAGCTCGGACGCGGGGCGGGCCCACAGGGCAGGCCACGGTTCTTCGATATGGCGTTTGATGGACGCGCGGGTGGCCGCAGCAGACACCTTGCCGGCATCCTCCAGGCTTTGGGCATAGGCCGTCATCAGCGCGCCCAGAGTTGCACCTGATCGGCGCGTCGATTCGGCCAGGGCGTCGGCCTTCGCGCTTTCCGCTGCAGCTGCCTCGGCTGCTATCGCATCTCGCAGATCCCGGTCGCCGGCCTGGTATCGGCGGGACAACGCCGCCGCAGCCTCGCGCGCCGCAGACAGAGCCAGGCCCGTGCCGATCAGCAGTCGATCGCGTTGGCCGTTGGCCTTGGTGTACCTGTAGTAGTACCGCAGCTGCCCACCGGCCAGCTTGCGCACGTCCAGACAGCCCGCGCCGCGCGGGGCCGGATCTGAGGCCCATTCGCCTACCGGCAATGCGGCAAGTCCCTTCGCTGTAAGCATTCCTTTCATTGCGCCCAT